TTAGAGTGCGCTTATTTGAACTGGGACCAATTTGGGACCAATTTGGAGCTTTTCCATTTCGCCCCAATCTGAGCTTGAGTTGATCCAACGCGCATAAGTCGAGAGCAGCATCTGCACGCTATGGCCGAGCTGCTGGGAGATGAAGGCGGGGTTCATGCCAGACATAATGCATATTGTCGCATAGGTGTGACGACAGTTGTATGGCGGCCGACGACGGATATTCAGCGCCTTCAATGTCGGAACCCATTGCTTGTGCAGGTCAGACGTCTGCTTCACGTACTCCGAGTTCTTCGAGGGCGGGAAAATGAAAGGCGTTTCCAGCACTTTTCCCTTGCCGTTTTTTCTACGCTCTGCGTATTCCTTGGCGAACGCCAGGGCGTGCAAAGCGCGGTCATTCAGCAAAACAAAGCGGTCTCCGCCTGTTTTCGTGCGCTCGACCACTTCCCCCAAGGCGATCCCGCGACACACGTGGGCTGTCTTCTTCTCCTCGTCTATCGCGTCCCAGCGCATCGCCAGGGCCTCGGAAAGACGCATTCCTGTAAAAAACACAAACTCGAAAAATGCCGCATAGATCGTGCTGGGCCAGTGATCGTGCTCGTACATCTTGGCGATGATCTGGTTCGCCTCCTCCAGGGCGAACGGATCGATCTCCTTTTTGCTGCGTTTGGGCAATTCGAGGATCGCCGCCGGGTTCTTCGGGATCAGTTCCTCAGACATCGCTGAGTTCAGGATGGTCGATAGCTTCGAGATCGCGTTGCGCTTCACTCCGGGCGACTTCCATTCTCTGGAAGCCATGACCCGGCGGAGTAGGGTGGTGGTGATCAGATCAATCCTCACCAGAGCCAGGCCGGGCATCCAGTACCGGTTCAGCACCCCCTTGTAGTTGTTCTTCGTGCCGGCCACCACCTCCCGACTATCCAGCCAGAGCTGGGCATACTCGCCAAAGTTGATCTTGCCACCGGCGACGTTGCTGGAACTGGGGAACAGCTCGGCGTATTTATCGTCGTCGAGCAGCCCAAGCTTGATCAGGCCTTTTACTTGATCAACAACCTGTGAGGCAGACTTGATTCCTTTCTGTGTCGGGGGATAGGGGAGCGTTTCACTGCGCCGGCTGCCGTTCCACATAAAGCGGATGCGGATCGATCCGTGGTGGAGGTCCATTCCTGCGGGCAAACCCATTGGCTTTCGAGCCATTCGTAATATCTCCTGATGCTGTACAAGACCCGGCTGCCCTGTTTGTTCCAGACGCCGAGGGGGATTTGGTTGCGAGCGCGCTTTGAGCGCAGGGCGGCGAGAGTGGTGCCGAGGATCTCGGCCATCTGCGCCTCCGGCACCTTGTCGCCTGTGATGCCGTTGTTGAGCTGTTCTGCTGCTGACATTGAGTGCTCCGCGCCGCGCTTGGCGGCAGAGGGTTGGTAGTAAGTAGTCACGACTGGTCTACAGTTGGTCGAGGCGTTACTCGATGGGGAGAAAATGGATGTTCGACAAGTATCCCGAGCAAAAGCAGGCTAGAAAGTGGGTAGGAGCGTTTGGTGCTGCACTCCTGGGTTGGGAGTGTTTCTTATCGTCATAGATGGGGCGGGAGGAGGGCTTTGTATCTTTATGGGTGTCAGTTTGGTGATGCTGGTGTTCCTGGCGAACGAAAAACAGTTCGCGAAGAGGTTAAGGGTTCTAGGCTGGTTTGATGGGCTTTCGTGAAAGTAAACCTCGCCCGCCCCTCACCGGCAGGCATTTAGGGGGATTGGGGTTAGGCTGTTGCGAACAGATCGAGTTGGTCGGATTCGACCTTCTGCTCTTGCTGTCGGAGTACTTCGAATTCGATGCGCGCCCGGGCGATCGCCGCGTACTGCTCGTCAATCTCGCAGCCGATGAACTCGAAGCCCTCGCGCACTGCTGCTTTGCCGGTGCTGCCGCTGCCCATGAACGGATCCAGCACTACGCCGCCGGCCGGGGTCACCAGGCGGCATAGGTATGCCATCAGATCTGTTGGCTTGACGGTGGGGTGGTTGTTGCCTTTCGTGTCCGTGGTCTGGACTTTGCGTAGGGTGGTCCCCATTTTGAACTGGGGGCCGGGGTTGTTTAGTCCTTCGTGCCTATCGGTGCGGCTGGTCTTGGCGCAGTAGAAGAAGCGGGCAGCGCTCCCACTGTCGCCGTGAAAGGCGCCGGCCACTCGCTCGCGCATGCCGGAGTACTTCACCGAGCCGCTGAAACCGTTGGAGGTGGGCTCGGTTCCAAGCACCGGCGCACTTGCTCCGGCTTCGGCGGGAAACATGGCCACCACTTCCTGGCTGCCGTCATGAATCAGGTTCGCTGGCCAGCGGCCCGATCCAGCTGCCCCGCCGCCAGCGCGAATGTTGGTTGCTCCATGCTGCTCGATCGATCGAGTGCCAGCGGAGCCCCGGTCGCCGGAACAGTTGCGGGCATAGGTCTCGTCGGTCACGCCGATGCGGCAACCGTCGATGTTCAACGCGCCAGTGCCCCACCGGGCAACGTTAGTCGCCACGGTCCCGCTGAACGGCTTGCGCGCTACACAGATCGGTTCATGCGCTGGTTTCAACGCGGTGCCCCATCCCTGGTGTGCGCCCTTGAGGTTGTGCGACTTGGGGAAGCCGCTCCCGAACACCCACATAATCTGGTCGCGGATCTCAAACCCGGCCATCTCAATGCCCACCGCCATGTGGTGGTAGGTGCGAGCGGCAGCAAATGACAGCAGGTGACCGCCAGGCTTGAGAACACGCAGGCATTCGGTGGCCCACTCAAACGTGAACGACTGAAACGCCTTCATACCACCAGGTGTTAAATCGTACTTTCCAGCTTCCGAAGCTGTCGACCGATGCCCGCCAGTGACACCGCAAGCAGGATCAGCCGACGGCATGCTGTCGCGGTAGGCTGCACGTGATTCGATGTCCTGGCCATCCCAGCTTTTGCCCATGAAGCGGATGCCGTACGGCGGATCGGTTACAACGCTGTCGATACTGTTGTCGGGCAGCGTCCGCATCGACTCAATGCAGTCGCCGATCAAAACGCAATGCTGTTTCATGGCCTTGGCCCCTTGTAGATGAAGACGTAGGCGAACCACAGGGTGGCGATCATGGCGCCACCTCGACCAGTTTCCATTTGGTGTTGTTACTCTGGCTGTGATCCGACTCGACCAACCCTTCACGCGTCATTAGCTCAAGCTCCCGGCGGATCTGCTTGGTGGTGAACGGCTCGATGTGAAACCGGAACCACCTGGTGCAGAACCAGTTACCTAGGGAGCCGCCTACGCCGCTCATATATGTCGTGATGCGCTGGCGCAGGCTTGATTTACTTTCTTCAGGCATGCCGGGTTCCTTGCCGCTATAGCGGCTGACATTGAGAGGGGGAGGGGTTTATTTGAAATCGATCCTGGACCAGATCGAGAGTTGTGCTAGAAATGACATGTCGGGCATGCATTTCAGATTTTTGTCGTTGAAATGCTTGGCCGGCAGGCGCTCTATCAAGTCATTTGAGCGCGCCCTTCATGCTTTGGGCAGTGATTCGATGGATCGATGTAGTTAGCTGCGAGTTAAACAACTCCCTTCCTCTGGGCTAGTAACTCAACGCCTTGGTCCATCGGTCACATCCTCGCCCAGTCACGCGTAGATGAAGACGTAGGCGAACCAGAGGGTGGCGCTCATGGCGTCACCCTGCGCGCCCACTCGACGTATGGGCCGTCATCCGTATCGAAGATCCCCATCAGGAACCACTCAGGGCCCGGTGATTCGGGATTCCAGGCGGTGCACGCAGCATCCTCGTCAAGTAGCTCCTCGAGCTCGTCGCCTGAGTGCCAGCCTTTCAACTCCAGTCCCTGGCCCTTGACCCATGCAACGTACGGCGCCGGGTCTTCGCCATCGCCAAAGCTGGGAATGTTCGGGTGATACCACCAGCCGTCTGCATCGCGCTTCACCTCGACCGGCCCGAACGGCTTGCTGCCGCTGTGCGCCTCACAGGGAGTGACGTAAACCACGTCGGAGTAGTGCCCGCCGCCAGAGCTGAATTCCATCTTGCAGCCGCACTTGGCGGGCTCGCTGTTGACGAACGTAATCTTTTCTTCGGGCATGACTTCGTCCTTGCCGCTATAGCGGCTGACTTTGAAGGGGGAGGGGGGCGAAAGAGTGAGGCGCTAATTCCAGCGAACGTTGAGTTCTGAAATTTGTTCGTGCAGCTGCTCTATGAGTTCAAACCAAGAATCGAAACCATTTGATTCGTTCAGGACCAGGAACAGGTAATAACCTCCGGTTTCACCTGCGCGGTCATCCTGAATTTCTATCGTCCAACCGGCATATTCGCCAGTCAAAACTGTTCCAGTATGAAGGATCTGCATGTGTTGGTCGGAATCCAGTGAATGTCTGAAATGGCAGCTGTACTTTTTACATCAGCTTGGAAAATGTTGGTACTGCGGCATTCTCCCTAATTACCAGATCATGGGCATTCACAACCGTCATGCCGAGTTGTTCCGCAATCAGGACTTCCAGGCGTGCGCCTTGCGACTTCTCCCAGTCGGGCAGAAGTGCGATCACGCCACACAGGCCCAGGCGCGTCAGGTCGTAGGCCATGTAGTCGGCCCACTGCGCGCCCTCGACGATTCCGTGGTCTGCCGGGTTTTCGACTTCGTAGCCCTGGGCGCGCAGCTGATCGGCCACGGCGTTGAAGGCGGGGTAGTTGAAGTCGGGGATGCCAGTCATCGGCCCGGCCACGTACACCCGGTTGGCGCGGTCAGCCTGGAGCGTTACGCCTGGCAGCACAAATGCCTTGATGCGATCTACCGCCCGATCAATTGGCGCCTGGATGAACGGCGGCAACGGCTCGTTCGCTGGTGGCGTTGTTCGCGTCACGGCGGCGATCATTCCGACCAGCGAGTCAGTTACGACGCTGCGGATGTCTGGCTTGCGGTTTTCTGTAGGCATAGAGAATCCTTGCCGGGCCATGCCCGGGCGCTGGAGTTGATTGATTTGAACTGCTGATTCCACCAGGTGCCGAAACAGCTACCACCCAGAGGACATAGCGATGAATGAAGAAAAGAAGAAAGAGCCCGAGCAAGAAACCCCGGCACACTCCACCGAGGAAGAGCGTGAGCGCCTGAAGGACTTCAACAAGGACGGTATTCCGCCTGGTTCGAGCTGATCATCAAGCTGCTCGCGCTTGGCGTTGTTCCGTGCGCCATGGATCGTTTGCCCTTGCAAGCGCTGCCATTGGCGGCGGGCTGACGCTGTTTCCGCACATGTGCACCTGCTGAGTCTTGGTGAACGGCTTGCCGTTGGCGCCGTGGCTGATGATGTAATCGCTCGGGAAGCCCTGGGCCTTGTACAGCTCAGCCGGCTTCAGCATCCGCAGGCAGATGTCGACGATCACGTAGGGCGTGCCCTTGAGCATCACGGTGACCATTGCCAGTCGGTCCTTGGTGGTGATCGTCGGCGCCGGCGAGTCGCAAGCGCTGATGTTCTCGGTGCCGTAGTAGCTGATCAGGAAGGCAGCGACCCGAAGGGCACCGGCTTCGTGTTCAGGCGACAGGGTGAGCGACACCAGCGAACTCTTGCCCCCACCACCGGCAGTAATGGTTGGTGCTGGATCGTCCAAGCCCTGGCCCACGCTGCCGCCGAATGCACGTTCCATGAAAGCGCTGACCAACCCGTGGTGCTGGCCGCCGGCGCTGATGGTGTGCAGTGGGTCGTTCGCGTCCCGTGCATCACAGTTGCCGCGCATGTGCACCAGGTGTGCCGTCGTGAGTGCGTGATGCTGCCCGGTCGTTACCGTCGGCACGGGGCAGTCAAGGGCAGTCGGCGCTTGGCCGGTGGTGTTCGTCACCAGGGTGGCCGTCACCAACTGCTGCTGGCTGCCGGTGTTGGTCACCGTGGTCATCGGGTCTTCGATGCTCTTGGCGTCGGTGGTGTTGAAGCCGCCATTCATCTGGGCCATGAACACCGTGGAAATGCCCATGGCGTGAGCGGCGCCGGCCGGGCGCTGATAGTTGCCGCCGCTGGTGATGGTCGGCAGTGGCTCGTCCAGCGCCTTGCCCGCGTCATCGAAGCGGAACTTCACCAGGTGTGCCGCTGCGATCGAGCGGTGGTTCTGGGTCATCAGCGTGCCCACCGGCTGGTCCATGCCCACCGGCTTGCCCGAATACTCGGGGCCACCGGCCCCAACCATCAACGGGCTGATCAGTGTCAGCTCACCGCGGTTCGCGCACGTCACCGTGGGTAGCGGGTCGAGCGGGTCGTTGATGCGGTCGCTACCCTGGTGCGTTGCCGGGGCAATCACAGGGCTGACCATCGAGAAGGCGCCGCCCTTTGGATAGGAGGTGATTGTCCGCAGCGGCTCATCGGCGGACTGCACTGCCTCACCGGACCAGTTGGCGATCGGCACAATGAACGGTGCTGCGCTATCGATGACGAACTTCTTCATCCCCTTTGCAACGCGGCGCAGGGTGGCCGGGGCCAGGTCCTTCTTGCGGCCGAATATGCTTTTGCCCAGGTCAGTGAAGTCGATGCAGTCGGCGGCTGTCTTCCACTTCTGCTGGCCCTTGGTGGGGTTCTTGGCGTGGGTTGGCTCAGGCCACACAATCGGCTGGCCGTCGCACCGGGCGATCATGAACAGGCGTTCCCGGCTGGTCGGCGCGCCGAAGTCGCACGCCTTGATCACCTTCCACTCCACCACATAGCCCATGCCTTCCAGCAGAGCCACGAAGCGGCGCCAGGTGCGGCCGCGCTGCTTCGGGTCGGGAATCAGGAACTGCTGGCCCACCGGCACAACCTCACCAGGCGCCGCAATAGTGCCGTCCAGCTTGACCACTCGGCCCGTGGCCTTGTCGCGCTTTGCGATCAGTCGGCCCCACTGCAGGATCTGTTTCACGTTCTCCAGGCTGATCACCCGGGGTCGTTTCTTGCCTCCCCACTTGAGGCCGATCCACGAAAGGTTGCGGATCTCGCGCTTGCGCGGTTGGCCGCCGGCCGCCTGGCTGTGGTGCGTGCAGTCCGGCGACATGTGGAACCAGCCCACGGCCTTGCCGCCGCATTCGGTGTCCGGGTCACCATCGAACACGTCGGTGGTGAAGTGCTTGGCGCCTGGGTGATTGACGGTGTGCATGCTGATCGCTTGCGGGCTGTGGTTCTTCGCCACGTTCACCGTGCGGCCCAGGCCCATTTCCAAGCCAGTCCCGGCGCCGCCGCCACCGCAGAAGAAGTCGACAACGATCTCATCGTCCTGAGGGTTGAAGCCGAGTCCGTATTGGGTTTTGAAATCGAAGGGGTTTTTCTTCTGTTGTGCGGACATAGCGGATCCTCGCCGGCTGGCGTGAAGTTTAAAAAGGGTTGGGGATTAAGCTCGCTCGCCGAGATCCAGGCCTATCTGGCTTACTCGATCGACACAGGCAGGGTTCAACCAGATGCATTCGGTTCGGCTTGCTGTGCCGCGCGCGGCACTGATTCGGGCGGATGTGCTGTAGCTGGCCCAGCCTGGCAGCAGTTCGGCGTAAAGGTCGCTGGGGTATCCCGAAAGCACGACCATTCCTTCTAGCTCGAGCAGGACGCCGAGAAGTTCACGGTGGGCGGTGTCGTCCATCTCGTGCTTGTAGTAGCGCCCGCTGGATGCGCCCTTGTATCTGGTGTCATGCACATAGGGCGGGTCGACGTAGTGCAATGTCTGCGGCCCGTCATGCGCCTTGATCACCTCGATCGCGGGGCGGTTTTCGATTAGGACGCCGCTCAGCCTCTGGCCAACCTCGGCAAGTTGCTCCGGATAGGAAGCCCAGAGTGACTGGGCTGTGCCGTATTGGCGTTTGGTGTCGATGCGGAATCCGGTGACGCCCTTGGTGGCGCCGGCGGAGCCGAACCCCATTTGCGCCCTGATGATGGTCCGCCTTGCACGCTCGATCGGCTCGGTGCTCGGTTCCCAAGACAGTTCGAACTCTTCGCGGGAGTAGGGCGTGAATACCAGGCTCTCAACTAGCCCCGATCGCGAATGCTGATCCTGCAAAACCCTAAACAGATTCACGATGTCGCCATCGAGGTCGTTGTACACCTCGGCATACGACCGAGGCTTTTGCATCAGCACCCCAGCGGCGCCGCCGAATGACTCGACGTAGCATGTGTGGGGAGGAAAGTGTTGCAACACCCACGGCGCAAGCCGGAACTTGGCGCCGTGGTACCGGATGACCGGGGCGGTGATGGTCATATTGAATTCCAGATGCGCGCCTGCCTCGCCGGCTGGCGTGATTCGTTGATGGGGTTATTTCTTCTGGTAGGTCTAGGTCAGCGATGCGATGCCGCTATGCCTACGCGGGTGAGTGCAACACTGGCTAGAAAAGAGATTCACGGTGTATTCTCGTCGATCAAAATGGAATAGGGGTTAGGGAAATGGGGAAAAGCAAAAAGAACAGGGATGATGTTGCATTTATTTCTCTGGCAGTTGCTGCGCTTGTGTTAATAATTTTTGTTTTGATCGTTGTTTTATCGAAAACGTTGGCGTCCTACGATATGCCTTTCCTAGTAACGAGAAGTGAGGAAGGGTTAGATCGTTTAGGTCAGATCGGAGATTTTTTTGGTGGTATATTGAATCCGCTATTAAGCTTCATTGCGTTTGTGGCTGTTGTTGTAAGCTTTCGAGCTCAGGCGCGAAACTCAAAGTTGGCGGAGGAGTCTTCTAATGCGCTTAGTGCTAACCAGGCAAGTCAGCTAGAGCAGTTAGTTAAGCAGGGGTTGATAGCTGAAAGGCAGTCGTTTGAAAATGTTTTTTTTGGTCTGCTTCAAATACACTCCAAGAATGTACAAGGTTTCACTTTTTCAGTTGGTGGATATTCAGAAGTAGGTCAATCGGCGTTCAGCGCCGTTGAAGCAAGATACAACTTTAATAAGTTGCTTTCAGTGCCTGTTAATCAGGCCCAATGGCCGGGCGTAGTCAGTAACAATATTGAATTGTTCAGTGTCCATATTAATCCGTTGCTGGGGCATTTTTTCAATACTGCTTCGCAGATACTAACGTATGTCGAAACTGCTGATAATTTGTCTGATTTGGAAAAAAATCGATATGTTAAAATCTACACTTCGACAATGAGTCGGGCGGAAATGGAGTGCTTGTTTTTGTGCTTAATGAGTTCCTATACCTTGGAAAAGTTACGGCTCTTTAATGGTGTGTCCTTTTTTGCGGGTCATTCGGCGGATGACATGTTGAAAGAAATGAAACGTCGTCAGTTCTTTGGCATGTCTGATTTAACTTGAGTCATAGTTAGCGGGCAGATCAACTCTAACCTAGGTGCATGAGGTTACCTGCCTAGGAAAAGATTTTTCTACATACAGTTTTCGTTGCTTGCGTAGATACATGCGAGTTATCGGCACAGGGTCGGATCAAGGGGAGCAATATGGGTTATGAATGGTGGAGTTCTACCCTCAAGGTTATTGGTTATATTGGAATGGCTCTTGTATTCCTATCGACCGTATGTGGAGGCTTTGTAAACGACAAAATAGATAAGGCCAAAGAGGGGAAAATTGACGATCTCTTAGCCGGAAAAAATTCCCTACTGGCCAGTGTGGATGATTACAGGCGTCAGCTTGAGGAAAAGCAAGTTCAAATAGATGATCTGCGTGCGAAAGCAGTAAATGCCTCTCGAAATTTATCTAGCTATTATGAATTCAACGGTGACCTGATTCGAATCGATGGCGGTAAGCATTCTTCGATAATTGGGGAGAGATATGAAATTTTTGAAAAGTTTCATACGCTTCAAGCTGCTAAAGATTGGTCTGCGTTAAAATCGATCTGTACTGAGGCCATTGCTGAAACTCCTCGCTGGCTTACTCCATATTTTTATCGAGGAGTCGCTTACTTCCAGCTAAATGAGCCTGATTTGGCAAAGCAAGACTTGGAGTTTGTTGTTTCTGAAGCAGGCGACTCTGCAGCTTACGCACAAGCTAGAGAACTTCTCAAAATTGTCACTGACCATATTGATAGGTCTAGAGCAGATGTGCGATGAGTAATTTCTTGTAGTCAAGTGATGCAACTATGTTGCATCGCATGGCTACTGCTTGTGTCATTCGCTGAAGTTTGTAAATAGTTAAAGTGGTTAGTGGGGTGCTGGCGGGGCGATGATCTCGTCGCCCGGATCTTTCTGGATGGCGAGCAAGCTTTTGTTGCGGAATTCCCGCGCCACGTTTTGCGATATCTCGATTTCGTGGCGCGGCGGATTCAGTAGAGGCTGGCACTTGGCAGCGCCCATTGCATGCAGGTGATGAATCATTAGCGTCATCGCCTCGCCCTGCTCAGTAATGCCTGACCACTCCATCAGGTCGGCTAGGGCTTGGCGTGTACCGGGGCGAACCCTGAGCCTCAATTCCTCCTCGGCATTCGCCACGCGCTTCCCGGCAGACTTGGCCGAGCGTTCTTTCTGGGGTACTGCTGCCATGGCCTACCTCTTCTATTCCGCTGGCCGGCAGTGCCAGCCAGGTTTGACGTTTGCGTTGCTGGGTGCGGGCTATGCGGCGCATGAATCGACCTTCACCTGGCGCCATGCGCCGACGGCTTCGAACATCCGCGCAGCGTGATCCTCATCGAGCGACATCGCTTCAGGGATGGCGATCCAGCCGGAAGCCACCATCTGGCTTTGGTTGGCCTCATCGCGCAACTTCTTGTAGCAATGCTCAATCACGTCTTCCAGGTGGTCGGAGAGGTAAACGCCATCGGGCGCCACCTCCACAGATTTGCTGTAGCGGTCGCCGCGGGCGTCGATGCAGAGGGCGCTGAGGTAAATCGTCCACCGGTGGGGGATGCCGCATACGGCCTGGCCGATCTTCCCCGGCGCGATGTTCTTCATCGACTTGTAATTGATCATGCCCTGGCGGCCGCTGGGGTCGATGTTGACCACTGCGACGTGATTGGATGCCAGCAGCGAGCGGCACGACCGGGCAATGCGGGCTTGCAGGTTATGCGGCTTGCGCTTGCTCATAATGCCTCCGCGAGTTTGCGCAGCGCGTTACGCTCGGCCCGGCTGATGGGCGGCTTGCGGCGCTTGAGTATGGTTTCGGGATCTATCTTGGCAGAGCGGGGCGGTGGCAGCGGATTATGTGGCGGGCTTGGCAACTGCGCGACTGTCCCGCCTGCGGCCAAGAACTCCGCCGTGCGCTCCGATATCGAGTAAGCGTCCTGGCGGTGCTGCTCGACCAGGCTGAGGTGGTTGCTGATCATGCTGGCTGTCTCGCTTTGTTCAGTTCAGCCTTGCGGATCTCCTTAGCGGCGACCAGCGATGGCTTGAGGTTGTCGAAGCCGTGGACGATTACGCGCCCGGCGTTGTAGGCCGACTCCAGCGCGGCCATGTCAGCCGCTTGACGGATGTCGGCGATCGCATCAACAAGTAGCTCCTTGGCTCGCTCCTCCGGGCTGATACCGGAGTTCAGCCAGCTCAGCAGGCGCTTGCCCGTTTCCTCGCTGATCAGTTCAGGCTGGTCAAACAGCTTCGTCCGGTCTTTGCTGGCTGTGGCCGTGTGCCCGTCGTGGGTGAGGTCCAGCACCACGGTGAATTCGTAGTCGGTGCCGTCGCGCTGCTCTGACTTCATGCCCAGCTTGAGGATCTTCTTACCCTCGCCTTGAACCGTTTCCGTCTTGCTGCGCATGGTGCAGATGATGTGCATCGAGCTGGTGAGGATCTTGTCCGTCAGCTTCCGGTGGCGCGGCGTGGTCTCGTTCCAGGCCGCCCACGTGTTGCCCCGGAATTTCTGGTGGGCCACTGTCTCGTTCTGCTCCAGGCAGCCCCCGGAACCTGTCCACTCATGCGAGTAGCTATCGATGATCAGCGTGTCGTACCCTGCCAGCTCAGCGGCGACGATCACTTCGATGTAGCGCTCTGGCGAGTACGGCGCGTGTAGCTCCGTTGCGTCGAAGTCAACCAGGTCCGCGTACAGCGATGCGCTGCCGTTTTCGGTGTCTAGCACCGCGATACGCCCGCCAAGCCCCTGGGCCAGGAGAAGAGCGGAGTAGGTTTTGCCTGATCCAGACGGCCCGGCAAGTGCCAGCCGTAGCTTGGCCTGCTTGCGTTCGGCTTTCTTGAACATTTGAGTTTCCTCAGCTTGGGTGGTTGTCCCACTGCCGCTGGATGCGGCGGGCTTCGTCTTCGTACTCTTTGCGCTGCTCACCGGTGAATCGGTCAGGCGAGAAGGCGCCGACCATCATCCAGTCGAACTGGGCAGCCAGTTTTGGCGATGTACTCATGGTTGCCTCAGTAGGCGATGGATACAGATGGGATCTTGCGTTGAGCGATCAGCGTGACCGCCTGCTTAGCGCAGGCCTCTGGCATACCGCCCGCAATGAATGCCTCCAGTGCGGCACGATTGATCTTTCCTTGATGGGCCTTGTCGGCCTCGCGTGCCTGTGCCTGCTCCAGTTCAAACGCTACGGCGGCGGCCTGACGAGCCTGTTCGGCCTGACGTGCCTGTTCAACTGCTTGCTCTTGGCGCTGAGTAGCTGCAGCACGCTCTTGCTCTGCGCGCTGTTCAGCGGCAACACGTCTTGCTTCCGCCTGTGCTGCTGCTGTGCGTGCCTGTTCGGCTTGCAGTTCCAGTTGCAGGCGCTGGTGTTCTGCGGCGGCTTCCGCGTCGCGCGCGGCCTGTTCGGTGGCCAGTTGCGCTGCTGCGGCCTGCTCCAACAGCTCCTGCTCACGACGCGCGGCAGCATCACGTTCAGCCTGGGCACGTTGCTCGGCTTCAATGCGAGCTTGCTCCGCAGCTACGCGGGCAATCTCTGCATCGCGGTCACGCTGGGCCTGGGCCTCTGCCTCAGCCCGCCGCAGCGCCAGTTCTGCCTGATCAGCTTCGTACTGGGTACGCTCGCTGTGCATGGCCCGCAGCTTGGCAAGCGTTTGGTCTTTCACCTGGGCCGCTTCCACAAGGAACTCTTCCCATGTGTCGTCGAGTGCAATGGCCTCAAGGTCGGCGATCAAGCGAGCAACTTCGGATGATGACGGCGCCTCACTGAACTTGGCCATTTCTTCAATCTGGTAAACGGCTGCGTTGTGCTTGGCTACCCTTGCATCTTCGGCGGCTTGCCAGTCATCGAGCGGCTGCCGGACCTCCTTCTGCCATAACTCCAGCGTGTCCCATACGCGCTTGCGCTCAGCGTCAATCAGCTTTGGGATTTCCTTCTGTTTGGCGGAAATCTCCTTGCCTACTGCCTCCAGCGCATTTTTCGATTTTGCGATCTGGTGCGCCATCGATGCATAAGCTTTGCGGCCTTTGTCCGTTTTCAGGTCGGGAAGCACTTTTTTGAATTCGTCTACCTTCGCGCGGACCTGCTGAAGCCAAGGGTCAAGTCCCTTTACAGTGCTAAATACGGTCAACGCTGTTTCTTTCGGCGGTACGACTGCCAGTTCGTTTTCTGCGGACATGGGGGAATCCTTGCCGCGAAGCTCGCAGCGATTAAGAGGTTGTGATTGGGCTTATGCGGCGTGGGATGCGTTGTAGGAGGCGTAGATCTGGTCGATACGCGCCCGGTAGTGCCGGTGCTCCGTCTCATCAATCACGCGCAACATGAACGCCAGGGTGACGCACGATGTCGCGGCGGCGCTGGCGTTTGGCTTGCCAAGGTCGCTGATCATGTTGCTGATCTCGCCTTCAATCCAATTCACAGCGGTTTGGTGGTCTAGCTGGGCAACGTTCACTCAACACCTCCTACTGGTGGGCAGATCAATTCCATCTGCGCCATGGCCGCTCCAATACGCAGCTTTAGGCTGGCGCGCTCTTTGATGCGGCGCGCCTCTCGCTCGGCCAGGTCGTCCGCTGTGTATTCATGGAACAGGTCGACATGCTGCGTCTTGCCGAAGTTTGGCAAGTCCCAGCGCCTATCGGATTCCCTTGCCTGGGCGCTATCCGCGTAGCTGGTTGGCATGGCGAGTCTCCAGGCTGCGGGCGAGGGCGCAAGCTTCGTTATGGTTTCGGCGAAACCCCATAACCTTGTCGGTCTGGCTGTCCACCACATGGAAGAAGTCACGGCCAGCTGGCTTTACCACCATACGGAAGGCGATCACTGGCTCAGGCCGGCCGATCAGTCGGTACAGCTCAATGGTGGCTAGACGGGAACGCTGATGCAGGCCGTCGACGATGTCGCGGCGCGATTGAATGCTGTTGTGCATGGTCGCCTCCAGGGTGACGTTATTCGGTGGGAGGGGCGGGGAGTGGCTGCCAGTGGGTGATCCACCAATCATCGCCGTGCGGGGCGCTGTAGCTGTCGAAGTATGAGAGCGCGCGGTGGTTGCAAATAGGCACGTACTCTCCCATTGCTACTTCGCTTCCTTCTTCCTCGGCCTGGGATCCGTCTTCGTTTTCATAGCGGCGGATGTACTTCACAGAAACCAGAAGATCGCAGCGATGTTCAGGCCTGCGGTCATCGTTGACGCTAATCCAATCGCTCATGGCGACCTCCAGTGTTTGGGGTTAGGCGGAGACTGCAACCAGAACAGCTTCACGAAAGCGCGATGGGCTCCAGTCGCACGATTCGTCAGCCGGGATATGCCCGAACATCGCGGTGCAGCGTTTGCAATGCACGCAGTCGCCGCAGGTCTTGCCCTCGGGCAGGTTCATCTGGTCAGCGTTATCCGCAGACCGTGGATATGTCCCTCGTTGCTCAGGCATGACTCTCTCCGTTCGTTGGTTCACCTGTATTCGTCAACACTCATGCCTCCCGCTGGTTGCCGATGGGCGCGGGGGAGGAGTGCTGACGGGTAGAGGCGCGTAAAAAAGCCCAGTCGAAACCGGGCTTTTCCCTCTTTACGTACAAGCCTGCCGGGCGCATGTGGCGTCGGGCAGCTATTGGCTAGTCCATGGTGAAACCCTCCTATCGTTCGCTCACTGGGAAGGCAGTGGCCACCTATTGAATGGGTGATGCAGATGCCCGGTGCTGATCTCCGGGTTGGGTGTGAAGTGTCAGGTTCAACCGAGCCGATCAACCGAGGTCCGTCGGCGCCCCACTTGCGAGCCTGCGTCGTTGCCCATCAGCCTGGGCATGCATCCGCATCGGGGAGTGATTTGGTAGGGATTCGAACCCAAAAGAATTACGTCGATTTCGGCAGCGCTACCCAGCCGACACCACCCCGCACGCAGGGCGCCCCTGATCCGCCGAGGCAAACTCCAAATCACACCCCGATGCGCTCTCATAGAGAGGATCGGGCAGTTAACGACAGGCTGTCGTGGCGATTTACGAGCGGATCATTTCCTCAGGGTCGAAACCGAACTCACGGCAAAGCGCGCTGGCAACGCCGGAGCCAACACCAAAGGCATCACGCACTAATGCCCACCGGTATTGCCCGTGCTTGGAGCGGTATTTGCTGGGACCTTTAAGGCTTCGAATTGCAGACCGTATAAGGTCTCGCTCATCGATGTCGCATCCGCTTAACTTCATCACTTCGGCGTCCTCCCGGTTGTTTTCCCGATGCCCACCGCTCTGGATGGGCGTCAGTGAAAAGGTCCGTCATTTGTGCGCTTCAGGATCTTTCAGGTGCTTGTCGAACAGTTTCTTGTGCCGGCGGGCGAAGCGAGCCACAAAGGCGACCGCAACAAGTGTCATGGCTGCCATGACGACCGGGTAAAGTTTGATAGCGAGGAAGACCGCGAGAGGTGAGAAAAAGAACAACCCAAGAAACGGCAGCAGAACCTCCGTTTGCGTTGAGTCCTTTTTGTCTTTCCACCATTGGTAGCCGTTGCTCTCGGTGGTATACGGCGTCCAACCTCGCAGTCGAGCCATAAACTCCAGCACCGGGTTTCGACCGGCCTCCGCATCGTCAATCCAGGCCCAGGCCTTTCGCCAGACAAGACCAAGGAGAGCGGCACCCAAGAGTAGGCCCGCTACTGGAAATCCCAGCATGAAGCAGGCCATCAGTTGTTCCGGAAAGCTTCCAAATCTGTCCATCTCACTTCCTCCGTTGATTTCCAATGCCGCCTCATAGAAGCGGCATCAGCAAATCTGTGGGTGCTTCCCGCGCCGCTTACCAGGTCATTCGCCAGTTCGGTCAACACCTCGACAGCCGTATGGGGTATCCCATCGTTGGCAGGCTTTCGGGCCTGTCTGTCGCCGGTCACCAGTAGTGGCAGCGCGTTTTGTTCACCTGACTTCCTCTCGCCCCACAGGTGATAGCCGGGGCTGACCTCCCAGCGTGAGCCGGGTAATCGTGTATGGCGCATGTTTTTAAAGAGCGGCGGGCTGTGAGGCCCTTCGCAGTGGCTGTGTGTCGCTGCGATGGAGTTAATTTAGCCCCAAGCTAAAGTAGCGTCAATAGCTCCAAGCTAAATATTTAGCGATAGGCGAAATTATTGAGATGTGCCGTGTCCCTCCCAGCCGATGGATGAGGCCTATAAGCGCTTTACGCGCCAGTTAGCAGTGAGCTATGATTTTTCCATTAACTGTACGTATATACAGTATTCAATCGGGAGGGAATTTCATGGCGAAGAAGCAGGCGGCAACGGCAGCACGGCAGGAAATGAGCGGCATGGAGCGACTGGGGCTGCGCGTCTCATCGATGATCAATCACCCCGTGGCGCAGGCGCAGCGCTGGGTGACGATTCATCGCCTGGACACGGATGGGGAACGGGAGTGGGAAGAGGTTCTGGGCGTGATCGCCCAGACGGAGGAGCTTGAGTTGACGCTCAACGACGACGGCAGCGTGACGGTGAGGTGGGAGCAGCAGGAAGTCGAGGTAGCAGGGAGGGGAGAGATCGAATATGAGCCAGAAGAAGAGGCGGCGCCTTTCTGACGGGTACGAAAAAGCCCGCGTTCGGCGGGCCTTGACCTTGTGCGATCAGCTACGCTTGCGGCGCGATGATTTGAATATCGCCGAGCAGGTCGCTAACCGAGCGAATATTGTCGCGAGCTGCTAGCGCGTCGGCCTCTGAGCCAAATGGCCCGACTGCTACGAATTTCGCGGATCCTTTCGTGGTTGGGAGGCCTAGGCGCTTAACTGATCTGGTCGCCTCGGCGTGCGCCCATGGCTCGCACACAACTCGCACCGTCCACCCTGATTTCAACGGCGCTTGTGCAGATGATTGCGGCAGCATATCACCACCACAATGCTTGCACTTTATGGCAGCTCGCTTGATGGTCTCTGCACACAGCGGGCAGGGGCGAGTATCTGTTTCGGCCTCGGCTTGCGTCGCAGTGGATTTGCCGCCGAGAAGCACCATAAGCAAGCCGGCGAGTACGATCATTCCGCCGACAATGGTGTGAATCTGGCGATCCGCCATGAGACCTAGGTTATTCACTCGGCCGCCGGCGCCGGTAGGCACGGACACATCCATGCTCAGCGCGAAGATCAGCCAGCACGCGCCGACGATCAGCACGAATGTCCCAAATCCTTTCATCGGATCCCTCCCATAATTGAGTCAGCACCTTATCATTAGTGACGCACAGCCACCATTGGAGGGGGTAGGGCAGATACAAGAAGCCCGGCGCTGGGCCGGGCTTTCGGTGAAAATCACATCAAATCCAGTGAAATCCTTTAGCCATCAGTCCTGCCAACCCAAGAGCAACTACAATCAGGGCGCCAAAAAGCAGTCGAAAGTCTCGTTCGAGATTATCTCTAACCTTGCCGACTGATGTTTTCGTCTCGGAGCGGAACTCAACAACCTCTTCTTTCAGGGAGTCTAGATCCCTTCTTATGTATTCGACGTGAGTCTCAAGCTTTGCTACGCGAGCTTCCATTTCTTTTCCTTCAGGCGGCTCAGATCCGCCGCCGCCTTTTTTGATGAAAGCTTCAGCGACGTCGAGTTCTGCTGCCTGTTGTTTGTACTCTTCCTTAAGGTAGCTCACTTTGTCACTCATGAGTAGTGTCATCCTTGTCAAGTGCCCATTCTGGATCCCCTGCTAACAGCTTTCCAAGGCGCTCATCGAATTGATCAATTTCCGCGAAAACATCTCTCAGCTCCTCGAAACTTTTTCTTGCTTTATCCTTCATGTCTGGACTTTCAGACGTCAGTGCTAACATCGTTAATGACGTCATGGCCCCGTGAAAGATTGACAAAATCGCCGATCTGAGCGGCTGTACCAGTTGCACCACCTCAATTCGACTCATTGGCTCAATCAAAAAAGCCTTTTGTTCAGGAGTAATAAAGGTGGGGGTGCTTTTGTCATCATCCATGTTAATCACCAATTAATCAGTATTGTCCGGAAGCTAATGCGGCTTGAAAAAAGCATGCCGCCCCTCGCTCAGATCGCCGCATAGCTCTATTGGATAGGAAAGTCGAGCGCGTTATACCGGTTGTCCATTCCACACATAAAGCACCCTGGCGAGAATGTGGGTGTCGTCGACACGGATGTCCTCGGGGTCGTGATGTTTGTTGTCCGAAATCATCTTGAAGCGGTCCTTGCCTTTCTTTTGCAGGCGCTTCACGTACAGCATTTCGTCGTGGGAGAAAAGATAGATTCCATCTCCGGTGAACTCCCGGATCGTGATGTCGACGAGTAGCGGGTCGCGGTCTTTGATCGTGGGCGCCATGGACTGGCCCCACCCAGTGATCATCTTCAGGTGAAAGTGTTCTTTGAAGGTAAGGCCCAGGTCGCGCAGGTGCTTGGGGCTGACCCTTATGTCCTGGAGCATTTCCGGGTATTCGTGCGGTATCTGTCCGCCGCCCATCGCCGCACGCACGTCGTAGTGGGCAATCCACACCTCATCTCCGACTTGGCCAGGGCGAGAGAAGTCGACGGTTATGACGTTGCTCGACTCGTCAGCGGCCGCAATGATTCTGTCACGAGCCGTGCTCGTTAAACCTTTGACCTTCGAAAGCATCTGCTTTATCTGGTCCGCCGCTGTCTGTGCGGATGTCTCGCCTGCGTGATCGCTCGAAGTCAGCTCTTCAGCTGGAGTTATCGACTCACCTGGCGATATGGAGTCAAACCAACCTCTGGGCAGCCCCTCGATCGCCTCGATTCTCCGCGCTACATCGTCTCCCAAATTCTTCGCTGTCTTGTCCGACAAAATCTGGCTCAGGTGCGCAGGCGCCATTCCCCAGCGCTCGGCGCACGCGCCTTTTCGCTGGTTTCCTATGAGGCTGATCAGTTGCTGTTTACGAATCGCATAAATATCCATGCGGGCAAGAATGCCAGCGTTTAGCTCAATGCTAAATGTGCTCAAAGCTAAATATTCCTTGCTACGATATTAGCCATAAGCTAAATTTCTCCCATGTTTAAGGAGAGATCCCATGAATGACCATCTGCGTGACTGGCTCGCCAGCGCTTCAAACGAACGGCGCCAGTCAGTGGCTGCCGCTGCCAAGACGACGGTAGGGCACCTGTGGCAGCTGGCAGGCGGTCACCGAAAAGCTTCGGCCGACTTGGCGGAACGCCTTCAAGACGCATCCGGTGGAGAGATCACCATCGCTGGCTTGCGACCGGATCTTCTCGACCTGGCGCACAAAGTCCTACGCGGCGCCGCCTGACATCCCCGTCCGCCGTTCCATTGAGCAAATGATCGCCTCTGCACCTGCAGGGCGCCACGTAAAGAATTCCGAGGTTTTAGGCATGCAAGATTTTTTGAGGGCTTGCGACACCGTCGTCGAAGAGGCGAACACCAAAAATCTCGCCACATTGATGAGCATGCCGCCGGTGAGCTTGCTTCAGCGCGCCAACGCGAACTACGACGGCGCATGGTTCAACGTGAAGCACCTGTACTCCTTGCTTCTGCACACGGATGACATGCGCCCCTTGGCTGCATTGGCTGGCGAGTTTGGTTATTCGATTCTCAAGACGGATCAGCCCAAGGCGATCGACATCCACGAAGCGCTTGGGCGCGCAACGCTGGAGTTCGCCGAGGTCACCGTCGAGACGCATGCAGCGATGGCTGATGGCCGAGTTGATCAGGTCGAGCGCGCACGAATCCTTCGCGAGATCGACCATGCCGAGAGCGCTCTGGCACAGCTGAAAGCCTCTGTGAAGGTCGCCTGATATGAAGATCACACAGAGCCAGGTCGTACAGGCTTTCATTGCTGGGCGTTGCAGTCCCGAAAGCACCGAAATCATTCCTTCGATTGCCGGGCTGGAGCGGCCCGAGTTCTGGCCTGAGTTATGGGGCTCGGTTGGTGGAGAGCGCTCGAAAATCGGTTACGCCAAGTTCGAGTTGGCGACCACCAAAGTTACCTGCGGGGTTACTGAAGGTACGCACCAATTAGCGCAACTGCTGCGGGCAGACGCCCAACCCCCTCATCCAGCAGTTTCAGTGCCAGGTGTTTTATCGCTTCGGCAGAGAGTCCTTTCAATCCTTGCACAAGGCGATTTTTCTCTTCTGTCGGCGTATCACTCTCAAGAATTTTCCTTTCCAGGAGATCGCGGAGGGTGTCCTCATGAATCTTGATCGTTACGGTTCCAAGGACTGCGCCAAGGCCTCCGTCCTCCTCAAGAAAGTCCATTCCTCTTGCTGTGATCCGCGCCTGAGTGAATGTCACAGATCCGCTGTTCATTCCGAGCTTCACGCCGCTTTCAACGAGTCCGTGCTCCTCCAGGTACAGGAGGCTGCTTGTGCACTCGACCTGAGAGTATCCGTCCAGGTGGTACGCCGATGGACTTCGGCGAGGATAGAAATCTCGCAACTCTTCCAAAAGTGCGCGCTGCAACTCCCTATTCAGCTTCATGTATCCAGCCTCCGAGGCATTCTTTTATGGAGACATAAAGCTAACACGGATGCGCAGGACACCCAATTCACCCGCACCACCAAATCGCAGGCGAAAAAAAACCACCTGGCCGGGTGGTTCTTCGTGCTGCATTCAAAAACGTTCTGGAGCTGATTATGCACAGTTCAACATATACCAGCAATACCCCCAACAATCTCGCGCCACGTTTTTCGCAATCTGAAAACGTGGCGCGCAATTCAGCAGTAATTCCGTTCGACTTCGACGGCGCCGCAATCCGCGTCATCACCGACAAGCTCGGCGATCCGTGGTTTGTTGCGCGCGACGTCGCTGACGCCCTCGGCTACTCCAAACCGGAGAACGCGGTGGCCCGTCATTGCAAGGCTGCGACCACTACCCCGAAACAGGGTGGTGGTTTCATGACCATCATTCCTGAGCGGGACCTGTACCGGCTTGTGATGAAGTCCAAGCTGCCGTCCGCCGAGAAGTTCGAAGAGTGGGTAGTCGGCCAGGTCCTGCCGAGCATTCGCAAGACCGGCTCGTTTTCCGCCCAGGGCCCGAACAACTCCAAGATCGTAGGCGAACTCGCCATTCTGGAGTGCTTCGACCGTCTGCTGAAGCCTGCGAACTCCAGCAAGATGATGATGCTGGCCAAGATCGCCGACAACAATGGCCTGGATGCCAAGTTCCTCCCTGGCTACGCCGTGGACGCCGCACCGGATGCCGCTGGCGGGTCTTCGATGCCGACCAAGGCAATTACCGCCCTGATCAAAGATCACGGCATCGCCAGCACGGCTCGCGCCTTCAACCTCGCGCTCGAGGCCAAGGGCTACCTCAAGGTCCTCCAGCGCAAAAACTCCAAGCAGGAAATGGTGGACTTCTGGTCCGTGACCGAGAAGGGCATGGCCTACGGCAAGAACCTCACCAGCCCTCAATGCCCCCGCGAGACGCAGCCTCATTGGTACGTGGATGGCTTCCTTGAATTGGCCGGCCTTGTCGGCAAAGGAGCCAAGTAATGGCCGGTGATTGGATAAAATTCGAACTGTGCACCCTGGACAAGCCAGAGGTTTGCCAGATCGCAGAGTGGGCTGGTATCGATCCAGATGCGGTAGTTGGCAAGCTTATGCGCGTTTGGGGCTGGTTCGATCAACAGACAGAAAATGGTAACGCTCCGAGCGTTACTAAAAAGTTACTTGATCGTCTCGTTGGCGTTAATGAGTTCTGCGACTACATGAAACTGGTCGATTGGATGGTTGAGTGCGAGGGCGTTATCAGTCTCCCTCATTTCGACCGTCATAACGGGAAGACCGCTAAAAACAGGGCTTTGACGGCTCGCAGGGTTGCAGGACATAAGTCAGGTAACGCAAAAGGTAACGCTGCCAGCGTTAAAAGTGCGTTACCTAAAGAAGAGAAAGAGAAGAATAAAGAACCTCTCTCTGTGCGCGAGTCGGTTGACCCTCGCATGCCCAGCGAAATGACCCTCGACTGGAATCCTGATGACAAGCTGCTGAAGACCTACTCGGTTCACTCTGGCGTAGCGCTGGACCTATTCACCGAAGAGGCGCGCCGCGCTTTCACTGCCCACTATGAACCGCGCGGCCAGGTGAACACCCAGGCCGAGTGGGTGCAGATGCTGGTCAAGTGGGTGCTCAACGATCGCAATCGTGCAGCAGCTTCGAACATCAGACAGTTCACGCCACGCCAGAGCAGTGAGCCTGACTTCGACAGCAATGCCTGGGCCGAAGGCCTTGTGGTGAGCCCATGAAGCCAGCCAGCCAACTGATGGCTACCATGGGCAACCTGCCTGCCGTGGAGCCTCGCCAGCCACTCCAGGTGACGCCACAGACGGCCGAAGTGGTGAACGACCTGTTCCGTCGCCTGCGCGGGATCTTTCCAGCGTGGCGCCAGGCGTGGCCGTCCACCGAAGCGCTCGACGCCGCCAAGGCTGAGTGGATCAAGGAGTTCGCCGACGAGGGCATCCGAACCCTGGAGCAGATTGAGTTCGGAATCCAGAAGTGCCGCAAGCTCAAGAAGCCGTTTGCACCGAGCGTTGGCGAGTTCATCGCCATGTGCGCACCTGGTCCTGAGGACTTCGGCATGCCGGCTGTTGGTGACGCCTGGATCGAGGCGCTGATGACCACGTACAGCCACGAAGCGGTGAAGCTGGCCGCCGAGGCTACCGGGTTGTTTGACCTTCGTGGGGCCAAGCAGGAAGACAAGGGGCTCCGCGCCAGGTTCGACCGCAACTACGAAATCATCCTTCGCCGCGCCCAGGCTGGGCATCCGCTCGACGGCCGGATCGCCGCCGGCATCGGCCACGATAGCCAGAAGACCGAATTCGAGCTCGCCAACGAACTGGCTGACCAGCAGACCCAGGCACGAATCCTTCATCAGGGCATTCCGGCCGACGGCAAATCGGCGCGTGCGCTGCTGCTGGCCAAGTTCGGCAAGAAGACCACGGAGCAACGGACATGACTGACTACACCGAACTAAAGCGGCTGGCCGAGGAGCAATGCATTTCCAGTGATCTTGGGATGTTTGAAGATCATCAGCTTTGCGAAAACATCCTGGCCCTGATCGGCGATAACCAGCGGCTGAATGCTGAAAACAAGCAACTGATCCTGCTGGAGTACCACGGAGGCACCGCTGAAGCCGCGATAAACCTGCTGGCCGAGCGCGACCAGCTCAAGGCAGAGAACGATGCGCTGCGCGACGATATTGAGCAGAGCCAATACGACGTGAACGCATGGCGAAACAGCGAAGAGTCTGTCTGGATCGAGGTCTTTAACAGCGAAGGCGACGATCCATTCATCAGCGCTATCACCGGCCAGATCACCGTCGAACAATTGGCTTTGATCCAGGCTGAGATCTTGGAATATCGGGAGGATTACTTCGAGAAGGGTTCAGGCCTTTACGTTTTCAAGTGCCGCCACTACCAGGCGAATTACGACAACGTGGGCATGACTGAGCCAGCTCACTGGGAGGCTGACTTCGAGTCGTACAGCCCTTTCCCGTGGGAAGAAGAGGCCGCCGCCATGGGCAAGGGAGAGCAGTCATGACCCAGCTCACCGAAATTGAAAAGTGGATCAAGCGCAATAATCGGAAAAGGCCAAAGCTGGTTCGCTCCGAGGGGATCAATCACTACATCGTTTACTTCGACAAGGGCAAAGCCAGGGTCGGAATTGTGCAGGACGGTATGTACAGCCGCTACGGGGTCATGTGCTACGGCGCCATGCCGAACACTGACCCGTTCTACTGCTGGCAGTCCGAGCCTGGCGCATGCGATGAAAGCGACGTGAAGGTGATGGTCGATTACCTCAACGGGGTGAGCGAACTTCCCGACTTCGACTTTGCGTCGATCAAGGGGGTACGGCCATGACCAGCCTCCAGATCCGCAACGAATCCGACCGCAACAAGGCCATGGGCTACATCGCCGGCCTGGACCTGGCCAAACCCAAGAAGCTGGCTATCACCGAAGTGGACCGCAGCGGGGAGCAGAACAAGGCTCTGCATGCGGCTCTGTCCGATATCGCCGCCCAGGTCGAGCACGCCGGAAAGAAGTGGGACGTCTTGATCTGGAAGCGCCTGCTGACCGCCGCCTGGCTGCGCGAATCGGGCGATCAACCGCAGATGATTCCGGCCGTAGACGGCAACGGCTTCGACGTCATCTACGAGCGCACCAGCAAGCTCACCGTGAAGCAGTGCGGTGAGTTGATCGAATGGGTGCATGCCTTCGGCGCTGAGCACCAGGTGCGCTGGACACAAAAGGACAACTGGGGAGGGCGCTACTGATGAGTCATAACTTCAAGCCGGGCGATCTGGCGATGATCGTTAAAAGCTTTCCCGAGTGTGCTGAAAACATTGGTCGTTGCGTTGAAGTGGTCGAGGTTGACCATCCGGTGATGGACAAATTTCCAATTCGGGTTGCGGCAGACAATTTGAAAGGGGTGTGCCAATTCTCTGGAGCAGTTGAATCCGTCAATTTTTGCTGGTGTGCGCCTTCCTGCCTGATTCCACTTCGCGGCGACTTCACCCTTGAGCAGCAGAAAGCCAAGGAGGCTGTATGAAGCGCACCCCACTACAGCGCAAAACCCCGCTCAAGTCCGTAGGCCCGCGCCGCAAGCGCTGCCCAGCCTGTCGGGTGATGTTCGTGCCCGTTCGCGATTCCCAAGCTGTATGCGGTGAGATCGAGTGCGCCATTGCTCACGGGCAGTCGGAGAAGGGGCGGGCGATCGCCGGTAAGGCGCTGGCGGAAGTTGGGCGCCGCGAGATCAAGGTGCGCAAAGAGGCCCTGAAAAGTCGCGCTGACCACCTCAAGGACGCAGAGAAGGCCGTCCGAGACTACCGCCGCACCTATGAGCTGAGCATCGGCAGCGGGTGCATCAGTTGCGGAGAGTCGCAGGAATCGATCCTGGCCGCCCAGGGCTGGAAGGTCGGCGGTGCATTTGACGGTGGCCACTTCATGGGGAAGGGAGCACGCCCAGAGCTTCGCCTTGAGCCAACCAACATATGGCTCCAGTGTAAAGCATGTAACTCGGGCTCCTATATGCACGCCCGCAAGGGCTACACCGTTTCGCAGGGTTTCCGCACTGGTCTGATCGCCCGCATCGGTCTGGAGGCGGTGGAAGCGCTCGAAGCCGACCATGAGCCGCGAAAGTACACCGTTGAAGAACTCAAGGCAGTAACCGCCGAATACCGGGCAAAGACTAGAGAACTGAAAAAGGGGCAGGCAGCATGAAGATCAACTCAGCGCGCCAGGCGTGGCATGACTGCAAGTACAACCCGGCCCCCGGCCAGGCCTCTGACGTTGTGCAACTGGGCGTGGTAGTGCAGAACACAGAGCGCGGGCCAACGGCGAACCACGCGGTGCACGGCGCCCTGGCTGGCCATATCCAGTCGGCAATCGCCAGGCTGCATCCGCAGATCCGGGTTTTCGGTGACTTCATGTACGCCGCCGAGCAGAGCGACGACATCCGCGAGGCTGCGGAAGAGGTCGTATTCCTGCTGGTGCAAAACCGGTCTCCACGGATGACGGCGGCCAAGCGCAAGAAACTGGAGTTCGTGGTGAAGGGCGTCATGCGGCGCTACCGACACATGCACCAGGGCGGCCAGTCGTCCAACGAAGACCCGTTCGCCAACGCGGAGAAGTTCCGGGCCTGGATGTGGCAGTTCTACGGCGTGCGCCTGGAGTCGTGCAATTGGGAGAGGGACTGGGGTGGCGTGCTGCAGCTGATCTTCGAGTGCTGCGAGGATCTGGACCGACGCGCATTGAGCCCTGTTGCAGCAGTAATTTACGAAATGCGCGAGGCCGCATGAGGGCCTATTGCGTTCCCGTGCGGCTCATGGCATGATTTCGCCACTGTTAGAGTTTTGCCTTCGGCAACTTACTCAATGACTGAAGAAAACCCGGCCATCGCGCCGGGTTTTTTATTGCCTGAGTTTCACTGCAGCCAGGGCAGCCTCACGGAAGGCCTGGACGCTGATAAGCCGGTAGTGCAGCGCTACGGAAAAACACCGGCAGCCCGCGCACCCTGACCTCACTGTGCTTCCAGGGTGGCGTGAGACCATATTGGCGAGATCGATGCATTGGGGCGTCGACGCTGGCAAGGTCTTTGGCTGGCAGCGTGGGAAGACACGCAATTTATGCAGGTGAATGCGCAGGCTGATGCGTTAATCAGGTGAACGAGATCCCCGCCGGTCCGTGATGCGGCACACTAGTGCCGGTCGCATCTGCCGCGGTTAGGTTGCTGAGTATTTCGGCAAGCTGGTTTGGGGGTAGCCGCGAAAGCGGAGTAAGTAAAACGAGGCGCCGGTACGCGCCTATCGTCACTAAGCCGGGGATCAGCACCGGCCATCTGCACCTATTCCAAGGCTCGCCATATCGGCGGGCCTTTTCTCGTTATGAGGCACAACAAATGTCCCGCACGATTCAATCCTCCGACTACGTGCCGGGCGTTTCCGGCTGGAAGTTCAGCAACGTCACAGGCGAGTTCGAGATTCATAGTTCTGATGCGTCGACCAGCGCCGAGCCTCGGCTTATCAGCGTGACTGCGGGCTCTTGGTCGGATTTCGATCTACCGTCCAATGCCGTGGAGTACTACGCCTTTATCGGCGCGGAAATGGATAAGATTCCTGCCGACTGCCGGGCTAGCGCCGAAATCACGACCGAGGATATCTCGTTTGATCATGATGGCTCGGATGTGCGCACTACGCTGACCTATGAGCGCCGGGAGACTTGCGAAGAGGTGGCGGATCGCATCGAAAAGAGCTCGGTACACGCTCAGATTCAGGGCTTGGTTGGTGGTAGCTTCAACATCTTCCATAACGGCCAGCTTCGCGTTCGACTTGGAAGTCTCGAAGAGCCAAGCCCTTTCGTTGTCGCCGACGGCAAAATTTATTTTCGCGATGACCTGGTGAAGGAAGCGTCGATAGCCAAAGCCAAGGTCGCGAATGAATGGTCGGTCCGGGTTGAGTTCTCTCCGACCGGGCAGCCGTATGCTGCTGGGTTCGGAATCGGCATTGGCTCGGCGGGCGAGTTCAAGCCTGACTTCATCGTGAAGGCCTCGCACATGGAAATCCTTCCTGATGGTCTGGTGAAGATTACCCAGGCTCCGAAGAAGTCCTGACGGCAGAACCCTATTTACGGCCTCGACACTGATCGGGGCGTTTTCGTTTTCGGCTCCACCACACCCATTGCTCCGAGCTGGGAGTGCTGTGTGAGCCGGATTTATCAATCTCCCCAAGGGGGAGGCAACCCGGATGCCAAACATGCCTGACAAGCCAGACACATGGGCCAAGATCTGGCTGGCGTTGAGCAATCCGCTCTGGCAGGGCGTGATCATGTCCATCACCGTATCGTTGCTTCGAGTCATGTACGACGCGAAGGAAACCAGTAAGCGCCGGATTGTGTTCGAGGCGCTGATCTGCGGATCGCTGAGCTTGGTCGCGTCCAGCATTATCGAGTGGATGGCCTGGCCTTCCAGTCTGTCGGTTGCCGCGGGAGGGACTATTGGGTTCCTCGGCGTGACAGCCATTCGCGAGCTGGTGACCCGCTTCCTGGGCCGCAAGGCGGATGCCGCATGAAGGCCTTCGCTGCAGCAATCATCATCGCCCTGGTCGGCCTGCTCCTAATTGGGATTCAGCAGTCGCGTGTCGTCGCCCTTCGCGGGGAGGTGGCCTTCGAAGCCGGCGAGAAGAAAAAGGCAGTCGACGCCAACCTCGAAAGCCAGGCCACGATCACCACCCTGCGCGCCGAAGCCCAGCGCAACGCCGACTACCAGAAAGACCTGAACAAGCGGTTACAGGCCAGTCAGGCCAAAGCCAGAAAGGCGGAGAAGAACTTTGAAGAACTCAAACGCAACAGCAAGCCTGTTCGTGATTGGGCTGCTCAGCCTCTGCCTGACGGCCTGCGCGGTAAAGCCGCCACTGGTAACAAAGACAACGGCAGTAAGAGTAGAGCCCCCTGAGCTGGTCCCATGTGAGCGGGTAGCTGATGAAGATCTCGCCGACAACGGCCAGCTTTGGGAGCTGAAGAACCAGGCCATCAACCTGCTCGACACCTGCGCTGACCAGGTGGACGCCCAGATCCTCCGCAGCCAGAGCAAGTAATCCGCGCCACGTTTTCGAATGCGCCAAATCGTGGCGCGAGGTTTTGCAGATGAGCAAAGTCACCCGCCTGCGCCACGCGCTACCGATGAGCCCGGATATCAATGCAGCGGTAAGCGCTCTCGACAAGGCCATTGCCGATGCAGTTGACGCCGCCAAGGCTGCCGGACTGCCTCAGGGCCTTGTCGTCAGCCTGCTCCACGGCCACGCCCATGCACAGACACACCAGATGGTGACGGAGTCCCCATGACAAGCAAGCAACCCGACTGGGAGGCAATCGAACGTGCCTACCGGGCCGGGTTGCTTTCCATCCGTGAGATCGCATCAACCCAAGGCATCACCCACGGCGCCATCAATAAGCGCGCCAAGCGGGATGGGTGGGAACGAGACCTCAAGGCGAAGATCCAGGCTAAGGCCGATTCGCTGGTATCCAAACGCACGGTATCCACTGAGGTATCCACCAAACAGGCGGATACCGAAAGAGAGATCATCGAGGTAAATGCTGAGGTCATCGCCAATGTGCGGATGGCTCACCGTGGCGATATCTCGCGCGGCCGACGTCTCACGAACAAGCTGCTGGACGAACTGGAAGGCCTGACTGACAACCGGGAGTTGTTCGATCAATTGGGCGAGCTGATGCGCGACCCGGACGACAACGGCTTCGATAAGCGTAACGAACTGTATGGCAAGGTCATCAGTCTGCCTGGCCGCTCCAAGACAATGAAGGAAATGGCAGAGACGCTGAAGACTCTGATCTCCCTGGAGCGCCAGGCCTACGACCTCGACACCAAGTCCGGCAACAGCGATGCCGATGCACTCTCAAAACTGATGGACGATCTATCGAAGGAAGCCTGACATGAAGCCCGAGCACTTGAAGCTGCTCCGGGATAAGCGCTGGCGGTTGAACAACCTCTACTTCATCACGGACAAGCAGGGCAAGAAGGTCCGCTTCCGGATGACGGACGAGCAGATCGAATACTTCGACGGAATGCACACCCGGAACATCATCCTGAAGGCTCGGCAGCTCGGCTTCACCACCGAGTGCTGCATCATCCAGCTCGACGCGGCACTGTTCGAGTCTGCCAAGTGCGCTCTGATCGCTCACACCCTTAACGACGCCAAGCGCCTGTTTCGGGAGAAGGTCAAATATGCCTACGACAACCTGCCTGCTGAAATACGCGCCGCCAATCCTGCTTCTAACGATTCTGCTGGTGAGCTTGTGTTCAGCAAGGGCGGATCTGTCTACGTGTCCACGTCCTTCCGGGGCGGGACTCTACGCTATCTGCACGTATCCGAGTTCGGGAAGATCTGCGCCAAGTTTCCCCACAAGGCCCGAGAGATCGTCACCGGCGCCTTCGAGGCTGTCGCCACCGATTGCTTCGTCACGATTGAATCGACGGCGGAGGGCCGGGCGGGCTACTTCTTCGATTACTCGCAGAGCGCGGAGCGCCAGCAACTAGCTGGTCTGCCTCTGGGCCTGCTGGATTGGAAGTTTTTCTTCTTCTCCTGGTGGAAGAATAAGGCCTACTGGCTTGACCCGACAGATGTGGTCATCCCGCAGCGCCTGACCGACTACTTCAGTGAGTTGTTCGCCAAGCATGGCATCGACACCAACCCAGGCCAGCGCGCCTGGTACGCCGCCAAGGAGAAGACTCTCGGCGACGACATGAAGCGGGAATACCCGTCTATTCCGGCTGAGGCCTTCCAACAGTCTATCGAGGGCGCCTACTACGCCAAGCAGTTCACCAAGCTGTATGGCGCCCAGCGCATTGGCCCGCTGCCGGACAACAGTCATCTGCCGGTGCACACGATTTGGGATATCGGCGTCGGCGACTCCACGGCCATCTGGTTTGTTCGGATCGTCGGCGAGGAATACCACGTCATCGACTTCTACGAGAACAGCGGTGAAGGCCTGCGGCACTACATGAAGGTGCTCAAGGATCGCAAGTACACGTACGGCGATCACTGGGGCCCGCACGACATCGACAACCGCGAATTCGGTAGCGACGGCAAGACCCGCCGCGAGCTGGCCCGGGCGGGCTACGAGATCGACGGGCAGAAATACAGCCTCAAGTTCAGCGTTGTTCCAAAGCTCGGCATCGACGAGGGCATTGAGCAGGTTCGGGAGATCCTTCCGGCCTGCGCCTTCGATGAGTCCAAGTGCGAACTGGGTATTTCCTGCCTGGAGAACTACCGAAAGGAGTGGGACGACAAGCGGGGCTGCTGGAAAGACAAACCACTTCACGACTGGTCATCGCATGGCGCGGACGCCTTCCGCTACTTCGCCGTCTCGATGGGCCGACGCAAACGCACAGGCGGAACACGCCGAATTGGAGGCTTGGCCTGATGCCAGTGCAATCGACAAACCCCGACTACGACGCGCACATCGCCGAGTGGGAGATGATGGATGACGCGCTTGAAGGTGAGTGCGCCGTAAAGCGCAACGAGCGCAACCTGCCCAAGCCGAGCGGCATGGTCGAAGCTGAAAAGCTCGACGGCGCTGGCAACAAGTATCTGTACCAGAACTACACCGACCGGGCTCAGTACGAGCACTGGGTGCGCGACTCGCTCCGGTCGATGATGGGGCTGGTCTCCCGGTTGATTCCGGAGATCGAGCTGCCTAGCGGCCTGAAGGGACTGGAAGACAATGCGACGGCGGACGGCTTCGGCCTGAAGCAGTTGTTCTTCCGCATGGTGCGCCAGGCGATCTCCCACGGCCGGGTGCCGCTGGTGGTGAACATTGACGAGAGCGGCGAGCCGTACTTCTCGACGTACGCCACCCGCAACGCCATCAACTGGGACACTGCTGATCAAGGCGGCCGGCAGGACCTGGTCCTCTCGGTGTTCCGCGAGTTCCGCAAGAAGGGCGGCGATCGCTACAGCCATGACTGCGACACAGTGTTTCGTGAGTTCTTTATGCTGGGCGATGTTTGCTACACCGCAGTGCGGAATGAAGGCGGTGAGCTGGTCGAGGACGAGAGGTCGCTGGGTACAACAGGTACGGACAACCGCCTGGTCAAAGGCCTGCCATACCTGCCCGTGATCTACTGCGGCTCGACCGACAATTCTCCAGATGTCGATGAGGTGCCGCTGCTGACCATGGCGCGGGCCGCGCTGAAGTCCTACCAGTTGAGCGCTGACTACTTCACGTCGCTGCATCAGACCAGCCACCCGCAGCCGTGGGTCTCTGGCCTGGATGAGGCGGTGGAGTTGAGCGTCACCGGCCCTTCGGCGGCATGGGATCTTGGGCCTTCCGGTTCCTGCGGCTACCTGGAGTTCCAGGGCGCCGGCATCGAAGCCGTGCGCAAGGCCATGGATGACCAGAAGAATGCCGCACTTGAGGCGGGCGCCAAGGTCATGGACGTGGGCGGCACCGAGTCGGGCGAGGCGCGCAAAACACGCCAGAACGATCAGCACGCCACGCTGCACAGCATCGTCATTACCGTGGCCGAGGCGGTAGAGCAGGGGCTGCGGTACGCCGCTGACTGGAAGGGCTACGACCCCAAGCAGGTTAAGTTCAAGGTGAACCCTGAGTTCGTGACCCCAGTGGTCGATGCCCAGGTGCTCGCGGAGCTGCTGAAAGGCGTGATGGCTGGGACGATCAGCGCCGACACCTACTGGCAGTACCTCACGACAGGCAAGCTGCCAGACCGCCCATACGAAGACGAAGCCGACCTGATCAGCGATGAGCGCGAGTCGGCCGGCATCAACCTGGACAAAGACGATGCCAACGACAAACCAGGCACAGGCGGACAGCCAACTGCTGGAGCAGACGACCCGTCACTCAGTAATGCTGGAGCGGCTTAAAGCTGGCGAGGTCAAGAAGTTCGAGAAGTACCTGCGCAAGATCGACAAGCTGGTGCGGGATCAACTCACCCGCAAGGAACTGACCACCTACAGCCGGGACCGCCTTGAGCAGTTCCTGGCCCGGGTGGACGGCAAGCTGTTGGAGATCTACAAGGCCTACGGCGACCTGGTCCAGGCGGATCTCGTCGATATCGCGCTGTATGAGTCGAGCTTTGAGGCCAAAAGCCTGAGCAATGCGCTCTCTATCGACGCGGTGGTGCCGACCAACACGGTGATCCGCGCTGCGGTGTTCTCCTACCCGCTACAGGTGAAGGGCATCGACGGCGGCAAGCTGCTGAAGAGCTTCGTCAGCGGCTGGACGCGGACCGAGACGATGCGCGTCACCAACACGATCCGGCTCGGCTTCTGCCAGGGCCAGACCAACGCCCAGATCATCCAGGCGATTCGCGGCACCGCGGCGCAGAACTTCACTGACGGCGTCCTGGCGGTGAGCAACCGCAATGCTGCAGCCGTGGTGCAGACGGCAATCCAGCATGTGGCTACCACGGCACGAATGGAGACGCTGAAGGCCAACAGCGACGTAGTGCTGGGCTATCGCTGGGTGTCGACGCTTGACCGCAAGACCTCGCAGCAGTGCAAGGGCCTGGATGGGATGCGCTTCGATCTGGGCAAAGGTCCGCTGCCGCCGGCGCACATCAACTGCCGGTCAACCACGGTGCCGACCACCAAGCTTTCGGAGATGTTCGCGAAGGACGCCACGCGCGCCTCGGTGGGCGATAACGGCGGGGCCCAGGTCGACGCTGGCCTGAATTATTACGAGTGGCTGGCAACGCAACCGGCGAGCTTCCAGGATCATGCCCTCGGGCCGGTCCGGGGCAAGTTGTTCCGCGATGGAGGGCTGACGCCGGAGAAGTTCGCGAAGCTGCAGCTCGACAAATCATTCAAGCCACTGACCCTGGCGCAGCTTAAGGAAGCCGAACCTGACATGTTCACCCGAGCAGGCGTTACACTCGGTGCTCCACCAGGTTGAGATAGCCGATGCAGATCATCGTTGAGGACGGGAAGGGCAGGCCAGACGCGAATAGCTTCGTGCCGCTGGAGAAGCTGACCTTCTACCGCGACTACTACGGGTTTCGGATACCTGAAGCTGAGGCTGAACAAGCCGAACTGCTGCTGCGCGCTGCAGCCGATATCAATGCTCGTCAATGGAAGGGCAGCAAGGCCAATCACAAGCAGGCTATGGCCTGGCCGCGGCGTGACTGCAAGATCGAATACCAGACGCTCTCCGACACATTTGTGCCCTTTGAGCTTGAATGGGGCCAGGTGCGGCTGGCGGTCGAGTTGTACGCCGCCGAGCAGGGCTTCCAGATCGAAGAGCCCACCCACTGCACCGAACCAAACGGCCGGCGCACGCGCCTCAACCGAGACACGCCGAGCCGGCGCATGCGGCCCCCGCCATACGCGCAGAGCAGGACGCAGTTCGCCGACTACTTAGTCATGCGTGGACTAAGTGTGGTTTCCTCCAAGTGATTTCACCGTTCTTTGACGGGGATCCAGTGATGAACATCGATTTTGTTGAAAAGTGGAAGCTTCCGACCGCTCATAAACTCGTCACCTTGATCAGGAAGATAGTCGATCGAGAGAACTGGGCGGTAATAACCAGGAAACTCGCGTTTGGAGCGCCGGAATATTCCGGTTTGCTCAAGGGCATCTACCACTTCGGACGTTGCTTGCATCGTATTTTTATACGGCGAGTCTTTTGGAAGAAACTGAGTACGAAGCAAATATTCAAGAGAGCCCATTTGATTGGACGAGAATTTGTCCAAAGTCTGTTGGCGTGCATTGATTGACATGCTTACTGTCGCGCTTCGGCGGCAATAATCGACCAAACGAATAAGATCAATCTCAGCGCCTGGGCCGCCATATGGAAGCCGAATTTTGAGTCCGTCTGAGCTGATCAGGCTAGACGCAACAGTCAACTCTTCAGGGATGTCCTTATCCTTTATCAGGTCAAGATAGGCTTGGTAGGGAAGTACAGCAAAAACCGGTTTTTCCTGATCGTTCAGTATGAACTGGACATTTTTACTCATGGTCATTTCCTTTATTTGGTTTATTTAATAACGATAATCCAAATAAAAGAAAATCGCCAGAGGTATTGCCAAGTATTTTTCTGACGTCTACGAACCTCGGCTATGCCGGGGTTTTTTTATGCCCGTCAGGCGGGCCAACCAATCCCCAGGGGATACCCATGCCATTTGAATTTGACCCGGCCGCCGCTGGCCTCACCCTCGACGAAACTCAGGCCGCAGCCCTCCAGGAGGCGCTTGGCGGAAAGGTTCAGGAGTATCTGGACAAAGAAGTAAACGGGCTCAAGTCCAAGAATCAGGAATTGCTCGGTTCTAACCGTACCATCAAGACCGAACTGGACAAGCTGAAAGGTCAGTTCGAAGGCCTTGATATTGATGCGGTGAAAGGCTTGCTCGCGAAGGTGGGCCAGGACGAAGAAACAAAACTGATCGCCGAGGGCAAGCTCGACGAGGTGATCAATCGCCGCACCGAACGCCTGCGCACCGATTCCGAGAAACAAATCAAGGCCGCCAACGAGCGCGCCGACAAGGCCGAACAATTCGCCGCCAAGTACAGCGACAAGGTGCTGGCCGATTCCATCCGCGCTGCTGCCATCAAGGCTGGCGCGCTCCCAGAGGCCGCCGAGGACATCATCCTGCGCGCCCGGGGCACTTTCAAACTCAGTGAAGACGGTGAGGCGATTGCCACCGACCGTGACGGCGAGGTCGTTTACGGGAAGGACGGGAAGACCCCGCTGTCGCCGCTCGAATGGGCGGAATCTCTGCGTGAAACAGCAACACACCTGTGGCCAAGGGCTCAGGGTGCCGGGCAGACCGGCGACAACGGTGGCAAGGCCACGAAAAAGTGGGGTGAGTACACGGAAACCGAACGCGCTGCGATCGCCCGTGACAACCCTGAGCTCTTCAAGAAAATCCAGGCCACCAAAGGAACCTAATCGATGGCAACTACCCAACTGACCGACATCTTCGTCGGTGACTACTACGCCTCGCTGGCGCCGGTTAACAGCCCGGAAAAGACCGCTGTTTATGAGTCGGGCATCGTGACTCGCTCCCCTGTGCTGGACGCGATTGCCTCCGGCAGCCAGGGTACCGCCGAGATCAGCTACTGGCAGGATCTGAACGCTGATGAAGCCCCGAACATCAGCAACGACGACCCGAACGACCAGGGTGAAGTCGGCAAAGTCACCCAGGACAGCATGCGTGCCCGCGTCCTGTACCTCAACAAAGGTTACGGCGTGGCTGACCTGACGGCTGAACTGGCCAACAGCGAGCCTCAGCAGCAGATCCGCAACCGTTTCGGCACCTACTGGACCCGCCAGTGGCAGCGTTACACCCTGGGCGCGGCTCGCGGCATCATCGCCTCGAACATCGCGAACAACGGTGGTGACATGGTCATCGACGCCGGTGCGACCATCAGTGCGAATGCCTTCCAGGATGCAGCGTTTACCGCCGGCGATGCCGCTGACCAGTTCGGCGCGATCGGCGTGCACTCGGTGGTGATGAACCAGATGGTAAAGCAGGACCTCATCGAGTACCTGCGCGACTCCGACGGCAAGATCATCCTGGCCACCTACCTCGGCAAGCCAGTGTTCATGGACGATGCTCTGGTGTACGGCGCAGGCAAGTACCTTTCCGTGTTCTTCGGCCAGGGCGCTTTCGGTTACGGCGAAGGCACGCCGAAGGTGCCGGTAGAGCTGGAACGCAAGCCTGGCGGCGGTAACGGCGGCGGTGCCGAAGTGCTGTGGGAGCGGAAGACCTACATCCTCCAGCCCGCCGGCTTCAGCTGGAAGGGTTCCGAGGCTCAGAACCTCAGCCCAACCGCAACTCAGTACGCCGCTGCTGCGAACTGGGAGCGTGTGTTCAGCCGCAAGCAAGTTCCGTTCGCCGCCGTCATCAGCGGTACCACCACGCCGTAATCCGGCCCACACAACCTGGCGCTTTTACGGGCGCCGGGATGCTTTTGAGGTGACTCATGAAAGTGATCTACACGGACAAACCGGGCAAAGAGCGCGGCGTGTGCTACCGCCTGTTGAGCGAGTTCTTTGGGGTGATCGGCACCGCGACTGAGGTTGTCGTCGAGGGCGATGCGCCGGACATCTTCGATGCCTACCAAGCGGCCGACATCAAGGTTTCCGACGGCAAGGAGCAGGAAACCCCTGAAACCGACCCTCTGAAAATGAAGGTCCCCGAGCTGAAAGAGTGGCTGACCGCGAAGGGCATTACCTTCGACGCGACCGCCAAGAAAGAAGACCTGCAGGCCTTGGTGCCAGCGGAATAAGGACAAGCACATGACCGACTTCATCACCGTTGCCGATGTTGATGCCTCGCTGGGTCCTGGCTGGGCCGGTGCCGGTGATCCGGTCCTTGCTGTGACCATGGCAAATGCCTGGCTCACGGCCAAGATTAAGCGGGCTGTTCCCGATCCGGCTCCGGCCGAGATCAAAACAGCCGGCGCCCAGGTCGCCAAAGAGGCAGCGGCGGGCAAGTTGTACACGTCCACGCAGAAAGAAGTGCAGAGCAAGACGGTATCGGCGCAGTCCGGCACGTCCGTGAGCAAGACCTACGTGGCAGGCTCCGCCGATCAGTCAGCCGGCGTCAACTTCGCCCTAGCGCTGCTGGCCCCGTGGATCACACGCTCCGGCGTGATGATGCTGAAGAGGGTCTGACCGTGGGCATGCGTGAAGAGATCCAGGCCGACCTGGCCGAAGCGTTCGACGATCCTGATGGCTTGGCCGACGCAGTCAAGTCGGTCACAGGCCTGCGCAAGGTTGCGGGCGAGTATGACCCCGACCTGGGTGGCGAAACGCCTGAGACCACCGTGACGTACTCGGGCCGCGGCGTTCTTGGCAGCTACCTTTCCAAGGAAATCGACGGCACCCTCATCCAGACCAGCGACAAGAAGCTGCTGGTACTACAAAACGAGCTGTTCGTGTCGGAGGCCGGCGTTCCGACGGCGGTACCGGCTGCCCCGGCTATTGGCGATATCGTCAACGGGCTGCGGGTGATGAGCGTGTCTGCGGACCCTGCTGATGCAACGTGGACAGCGCAACTGAGGAAATGACATGGCGACCCAATCCGGCAGCTTCGCCCTCAGCCTGGCCGAGTTCGCCGCCCAGGCCAGCGAAGCCATCGACGCGAGCCTGCGCGAGATCATCATCGAGATTGGAAGCAGCATCATTCGCATGTCGCCGGTGGGCAATCCTGAGATATGGGCAGCGAACGTCGCTCACCGGGAATCCAATGCCCGGGCAGCTGATGACTACGACTTCAAAGTCGCCGTCCGCAATACGCTCATCAACCTGAACGAATCGAACTTCACGAAGGCGGGCAACCTCAAGCGCGGCGTGAAATATGCCAAACCGCTAACGAAGACCGAGCGCGACCAGAACTTCAGCGTGAATGGCTTGGTAGCTGGCCGAGACTATGTTGGCGGTCGCTTTCGGGCGAACTGGAATTTCTCCATCGGCTCTGTCGACAACAGCTTCCGTATTCACCCAGACCCGACAGGAACCGAGGCAACCGCAAGGCTTGTGGCGGGCGCTTTTGAGTTCAAGGCCGGGCAGACAGCTTTTATCGTTAACAACTTGCCCTATGCGATCCCGCTGGAGTTCGGCCATTCCACCCAGGCCCCCGGCGGCATGGTTCGGGTAACCGTGGCTCGCTTTCAGCAGATAGTGCTGGAGGCCATCAGGAACAACCAGGTATGAGTCACGCAATCATCGCCTCGATTTACGAGGCCAAGCTCATCGCCTGGAACGCTGCCAGGTCGGACAAGTTCAAGATCGTTTTCGAGAACACGGCCTACACGCCGGAGGAGGGCGAAACTTACCTTCGAGCTTTCACTATCCCCGGCGATACCGCAAGCAACACACTCGGCGGCGATCACCGGCTGTACACAGGCGTGTTTCAAGTCAGCATCATCGCGCCAGCGGGCACCGGCAAGACCAAGACGAACCCTATAGCAGCTGAGCTGACCGATCTGTTCCCGCTATACGCCAGAGACACGAAGGGTGCGGTCACCGTGGTGACCATGTCGCCAGTTGACCAGGGGCCAGGCATCACAGGCGATTCGACCTACACCGTCCCGATCTCGTTTTTGTACCGGGCCGACACTAACTGATCCCGCCCATTGGGCAAACCCAGAGACCCGCCATTGAGCGGGTTTTTCACATCTGCAAAGAGGAAATATCCATGGGCTACAAACTCCCGAACGGCGGCACCTTCCAGCACGCTGCAACCTACGGCGCGGCACTGGCGTTCGCTGCCATCAGCAATGCGAGCGAGGCGGTGGCCACTGTTGTTGGCGGCACCATTGCTGCCGGCGATATTGTTCTGCTCACGTCCGGCTGGAGCAAGCTGGATAGCAAAGTGGTGCGCGTGAAGGCGGCCACCGCCACGGCTATCACCCTGGAAGGTATCGACACCACCGATACGCAGGTTTTCCCGGCTGCGGGCGGCGCAGGCACTATGCGCAAGGTGCTGACCTGGGTGCAGATCCCGCAAATCTCCGACGTTGCCTTCTCCGGCGGCGAGCAGAACTACCTGGACGTGGTGTTCCTCGAGGACGACCAGGGCAAGCAGATCCCCACCGACAAATCGGCGGCAAGCATGGTGCTCACCATCGCCGACGATCCGGCCCAGGCGTTCAACGGAGTGCTGCTGAAGGCGGACGCCGGCAAGCAGATCGAAGCGGCCCGCTTGAACCTGCCCGGTAACGACACGCTGCTGTATGGCACTTACACGTCGTTCTCCAAACAGCCCGCGGTGTCCCGTAACAACCTGCTGACACGCACCGTCAGCTTGGCGTTGCAGGCCGAGCCGACCCGCTACCTGACTGCGGTGGTTTAACCCATGGCTAAGATCCGTATTGCGCAAAAGGCTACGTTCAATGCGCCCGTGCTGATCCCGATCGTCGGCAGCGCGCCCGAGAAGGTTGAGTTCACCTTCAAGTACCGGGATCGCGCCGAGCTTGCCGCTTTATTCGATGATTGGAACGAGGCGCGGGACAAGGCGCGGGCCGCGCTAGGCGACAAGCCGTCTTGGTCAGAAGTGGTCGCTGTTGATACCGAGCAGCAAACCCAGCAGATCAAGGACCTGGTAGTCGGCTGGGGCTTCGATGACGAATACAACGAAGACAACATCGTCGCATTTGTGAAGTCCTGCCAGGGTGCCGCCGAGGCGGTTGTTAAGGCCTACGAAGGCGCATACAACCAGGCCCGCCTGGGAAACTGACCGACGCCGCCCGCGCGATGTATTCGCCAGATGTGCCGGACACGGTAATCGGCATTTTCGGTCTTGCCCCTGGTGATCTGGTTGAGGAAGTTGAGGTCTGGCCATGCAACTGGCCGGCCTTCCTCCTTTTCAACCGCATGTCCACCCAGTGGCGAGCAGGCGCCGGCGGCGCGATCGGTCTCGACTACAGCTGCATCCGAGATGTGGCCGGGTTCCTCGGCATCAAGAAAAAGAAACTCGCTGAAATCTTCCCTGACCTTCAGGTGCTGGAAGGCGAAGCCCTGCGCGTTATGGCGGAGGAAAGGGAAAACAGCCCGTAACCACGGGCACTTATTCAAGGTGAGTCGATGAACATTGCAGAACTCGGCGTCAAGATCGACTCGGCCGATGCAATCCAGGCAAAAACGAGCCTGGATGAAATGGCGAAGGCAGGTGGCCGGGCCGAGCAGTCCGCCGTTTCGCTGATGAACGAAATGCAGGCGCTGGAAAAGTCACTTTCCACCAGCGCCAAAACCACCCAGGACCTGGCGAAGCAGCGTGACGCTCTCGCCAAGCTGACCAAGACCGGCGCCTATGGCGAGGCCGAGGCGGCGAAGATCTCCGCTCAGCTGGACAAGCAGCAGATCGCCCTGGCCAAGTCTGCCCTCGACGAGCAGAAGGCCCTGAACAGCCTGCTGGGAGCCATCGACCCAGCTCGCGCTGCCCTCGCCAAGCTGGATACGCAGGTCGAGCAGCTTGGCAAACACCTAGATGCCGGCCGTATCAGCCAGGACCAGTACAACAGCGCCCTGGGTAAGATCGACAAGGATTACGCCAAGCTCGAAAAGACCACCACCGGTTTCGACAAGCTGCGCCTCGGTACCCGCCAGGCGCAGGAAAACGTCGTGCAGTTGGGTAACGCGCTGTCGTCGGGTGATTGGGGTAGCGGCGTTCGCGCCGTCGCTCAGTTGGGCGCCGGTGCTGGCGCTGGTGCTGCTGGTCTGCTCGCCATCCTGGCCCCGCTGGCCCTGGCTACTGCCGCCGTGGGTGGCCTCGCCGTTGCCTACTACAAGGGCAGCGAAGAGCAGGACCGCTATAACAAATCACTGATCCTTACTGGCAACTACGCCGGCGTGAGTGCCGGGCAGTTGGGTGACATGGCGCGGCAGGTCAGCGCTACCGTGGGCACCACAGGCCAGGCCGCTGCAGTGCTGGCGATGCTGGCGGAAAACGGCAAGATTGCCGGCGAGAGCTTTGCCGGCATCACCCAGGCCGCAGTGTCGATGCAGGAAGCCACCGGCAAGGCGGTCGGCGAGACTGTTGCTGAGTTCGTCAAGCTCGCCGATGACCCGGTTAAAGCCTCTGCAGCGCTGAACGAGCAGTACCACTACCTCACCGCTTCGGTTTACTCGCAGATTGCCGCGCTGGAAGAGCAGGGCGATCACGCGGGCGCCGTGAAGCTGGCGACCGAGTCCTACGCCGATGCAATCAACGAGCGCACGCCGAAGATTCTGGAAAACCTGAGCTTCTGGGAGCGAGGCTACAACGCCGTTGCGCGCGCGGCCGACAGTCTGAAGAACATTGGACGACCGGATATCGGCGCCGATATTGAGCAGGCTCGCCGGGACCTGTCGAGCGCGCAATCCGGTGACGTTGGCTTTTTCCAAAACAAGCAGGAGATGATTGATCTCTATCAAAATCGCCTGAACATGCTTGAAGACCAAAAGGCGGCTCAGGCTGAAATCGCCAAACTGGAAGGCGATCAGGCGAAGGCTCAGCAGTCTGCAATTACTTCGATGCAGAAGGTTGACGCGCTCACCAAGTCCTCGTGGACGAATGAGCAGAAGCGGGCAGATGCACTCAAGGACTACAAAAAACAACTCGACGATATCCGCAAGGTAGCGCCGAACGATCCTCGCCTGGCCCAGGCAACGGTCGACAAAAATATCGCCAACATCAACGACAAGTTCAAAGACCCGAAGGCAGCCGGCACCCAGGTTGATCTAACAAGCTTCAACAACGCCAAGAACGAACTGGCGGCGATCACCGACACCTACAAAAACTACCAGAAGGAACTCGAAGCGGCGCAAAAGGCCGGCCTGCTGTCCGAGGAAGACTATCTGCTGCGGCGCCAGGCGCTGATCGGCAATCAGCTCGACCAGACGACGGCAGCCTACGAGGCAGAGATCGCAGCGCTTGAGGCCGCCAAGGGTAAGAAGTCCACGTCGGCTGCGCAAAGCATCCAGCTGGACCAGAAGATCGCCGACGCGCGGGCAGGGATGGTCAAGGCGCAGAAGGATGCCGACAGCCAGCTTGATGTGCTCGCAACCAACGAGACCGGGCGCCTTGCCAAACAGGAGAGGGCGATCAGCACGTACGTGCAGGCGCTGGGGCAGCAACAGCGTGCCCTGGAATTGGCAGGCCAGCGCGCAGTGCTTGGCGTAGGGCAGGGCGATCGCCAGAATGCGCTCAGCGGCGAACTGAACAGCCAGCAAGACCGGTTTGCTCAGCAGTCGCTGGAGCTTGCCAACCAGAAGTCCGACCCGTCGCGCAACATGTCGGAAGAGGAGTTCACGCGAAAATCGCAGGCGCTCGCCGATGCGAACAAAAAGGCGACCGACCAGATTCGGCAGAACTACGCGGATGTGGAGGCCGTCCAGGGCGACTGGACGAAGGGGGCTACGGCTGCCTGGGACAACTACTTGGATTCGGCAGCCAACATTGCCGGCCAGACCAAGAGCTTGTTCGGCAACGCCTTCAGTTCCATGGAGGACTCGATCGTCAACTTTGCCATGACCGGGAAGCTCTCCTTTGCCGACTTTACCAAGTCGATCTTGGCGGACATGGCACGTATTGCTACCCGGCAGGCGAGTTCTGCTTTGCTGGGTAGCCTGGTAGGGGCGGCGGCGAGTTACTTCGGTGGTGGCGCGGCCGGAGGCGGCAATGGTCTCGCGGCAGGTTCCGCTGGCGCAGCATCGTCGAATCTCGGCGCCTCGGCGGCTGGTTACTCCAACACTTACTTTCCCCAGGCTTTGGGCGGCGCATGGTCGGGTGGCGTGCAGCTGTTTGCCGATGGCGGCGCCTTCACGAACTCCATCGTCAGCAAGCCCACAGCGTTCGGCATGGCCAATGGTAAGACCGGTGTCATGGGCGAGGCTGGCGAGGAGGCAATTATGCCCCTGACCCGGACGTCGAGCGGCAAGTTAGGGGTAATGGCCATGGGCGGCGGTGGGGCAGGCGGCACGCAGATCAATGTCGAGGTGCACATCGATGGCGATGGTAATGCGTCGTCCGCCGCCGACGCACCTGGCTACGACGTATTCGGCAAGGAGCTGGCGACGTTCGTAGAGCAGAAATATCAGGAACTGCGCTCTAAGGATATGCGCCAGGGCGGCGTCATCAACAAAGCAATTAAGGGGCGCTGATGGCTATCGAGCGATTCATCTGGGCGACGGAGAAGGGCGCTGAGGGTGATATCACCCAGCGCGTCCGCTCCAAGCAGTTTGGCGATGGCTACGAGCAGTCGGTCGAGGATGGCCTCAACAACCGGTCGCAATCCTGGCCGGTGACCTTCACCGGTTTGAAGGGGCGCATCAAGGACATCATGGCGTTCCTCGACCGGCACAAAGGGGCGAAGGGCTTCCTTTGGGAGCCGCCCCTGGGTGAGCTTGGCCTTTACAAGTGCAACGGCTACAAGCCAGTGCACCGCGGCGGCCAGGTCTACGCCATCACCGCGACATTCCAGCAAACCTTTCATCCCTGAGATAACCCCCATGGCACTGATCACGGACATCCAGAAACTGGAGCCCGGCGGCGAGATTCGCCTGTTCGAAATTGACGGTACCGAATACGGCGCCGATTACCTGCGCTTCCACGGTCACGCTATCCCGCACACGCCTGAGGAATTGCTGGCCTACGAGGGCTCCGAAGATGATCTACCCGCCAAGTCGATTATCTGGCAGGGCCAGGAGTATGCGGCCTGGCCGGTGCAGATTGAGGGTATCTCCTCGAGCAGCGACGGCACCGCCTCTCGGCCGACGTTCGCCGCGGGCAACGTGAATGGGCGGGTTACAGCTTTGTGCCTGGCCTTCGAGGACATGCTCAAGTTCAAGCTGACTGTTCGCGAGACCCTGGCCCAGTACCTGGACGCGGCAAACTACCCTGACGGTAACCCAACTGCTGACCCGACTCAGGAGGCACTGGAGATCTGGTACATCGACCAGAAAACCAGCGAGGACGGTGAGGCGGTGGTGTGGGAGCTGTCTTCCCCGGGCGAGATCGACAACCACGGGCTTCCAGGGCGCCAAATGACGACGTTCTGCCATTGGGCCATGACCAACGGCTACCGGGGGCCGGACTGCGGCTACACCGGCGCGGCCATGTTCGACGACGAGGACAACCCCACGGATGACCCGGCACTGGACCAGTGCAAGGGCTGCCTGTCGTCCTGCAAGCTGCGCTTCGGAGAGAACAACGAACTGTCCTTCGGTGGATTCCCCGCCGTTTCCCTCATTGCCCGGAGCTGACAATGCGCAAGCACATCATTGCGGCCATCCAGGCACATGCGGCGGCCCAGTATCCGAAAGAATGTTGCGGCCTGCTGCTGGCCGTCGGGCGCAAGCAGAAGTACTTCCCGTGCACGAACATCGCCACTGAGCCGGGCGAAGAGTTCCGGCTCGATCCCGAGGACTACGCCGCGGCGGAAGACTTGGGCGAAGTGATCGGCATCGTTCACTCGCACCCGGACGCCACCAGCAGGCCGTCACCCCATGACTTGGCCATGTGCGAGGCCACGGCCTTGCCCTGGCACATTTTGTCGTGGCCCGAGGGCGACATGCGCACGATCACGCCAACGGGCAGCACGCCGCTGCTCAAGCGCCCGTTTGTGCACGGGGCATGGGATTGCTGGCAAGTCTGCGCCGACTGGTATCAGCGGGAGTGGGGGATTGAATTTGAGGCCTTCCAGCGCACCGATGGCTGGTGGGAGAGTGCAGAGAACTCCAGCCTTTATGAGCAGCACTACGAGGCAGCCGGCTTTGTTCGTGTCGACCGACCGCAGCGCGGTGACATGATCGTTATGCAGGTTGGTCGGACGGCTCACCCGAATCATGCCGGGATCTATCTGGGCACTGATCCGGCGCTACCTGGCGAAGAGTCGGGCGCGTTCGGCCCAGGCCCGTTCCTGCTGCACCACCTGTATGGGAGACCTTCCGAGATCATCGTGTACGGCGGCCCATGGCATGACCGAACGCGCCTGATCCTCAGGCACAAAGACGCAAAAAAAACAATATGACGCGGCGTGGCCGCAGGAGTGGGTATGCACAAGAGTGATCAGTTCAGCCCGGTAATCGCTTGGCGCTCAATGCTTGGGAGAAAGCCAAATCGCGAGCCGGTAGAGATTGATGTTCAAGATGGGCGCGCTGAGTATTTGCTCAGCGGCCCGTATCGTATGGCAGAAGGATCCAAGATCGAAGTGATCGATGGGAAGGTTCTTTGGACTGGAGGCCGGTCAAGGCCTAATTGATAAAGTCGATGACACCAGAAATCTGCCCGCCTGCGTGCGCATATCTACATTCTTGAACGCGTATCAGCGCAAACTCTTTACCGGATTTCTCGAACTCCTGAAACACTTCATCGTACGGCTTTTCTGTCCAGAACGAATAAAGACCCTGCTTGTTTGGCACGTAGGTCCCGTCCACTGAAACAACACCCGAAACCATCCCTACCTCCTCATGTGGTGTTATGAGTAAATAAGGGAACCGCGTTTGTCCATTGTTCACATTGACCTCCAGGCCATAAACGCGCCGGTATTGGCGCTATCCCAGTCCTTGGGCTTGCAGGCGAAGGACTGGGAAATCCTTGTGGGGGATGTGGAGTTTCTTCAGATGTGACTGAGTTTCCAGAGATCGTCGGCATCAGTAAGAACGCTATCGCCTGAGTCTTTAACACTGGCGATTAAATTTTGTAACTCCTTAATCTCAAGAGGAGGGAGGTGCGTCGTTGAAACAGCTCCCGCTGCACTTGCTGATTGCTCCCCGTTGTTTCCGTTACTGCTATTGCTTTTACTTTTCTCTACCGGAAGAGGGATCAGTACTTCGCTTACCCGGTATTGTTCCAGTTTCGTGTTTTTTAGCACCGTCTCGATAACGAGCCTCGCATCTCTGCGCCTTTCTTCGGTATCTGGACCGGCTTGCAAAATATTGAGGGAGGCTTGTATTGCTGCTGCTCGGGCGTCGTTTAATGCGGACATATGCGCTGACCTATCCATCCGTGGGAGGCACAAAGCTACTACGCGGTCGCCTACGTCAGTTACTGGCATTCCATCCACACTGGATGCCTGGCCAGGCTCAATGCAAAGAGTTGGATCAATTAGTCCAATGGGGCATGATCAGATCGAACGGATCAGCAAACGAAAATTGGAGATTTTTATGTCTGGCAAGTCTTTTGAGCATGGCCGCTGGAGCGTGCATGAAAACCGAGGCCCTGGTAGCCCAGTCGGTTACATCGTCGACGGAGTGGGTGAAGAGGTTCGCCCTGGGGCAGGTGCTTTTCAAATCAATGACGGTGTACTGTTTGATCCTGATGGCAAACGCTTGGGATACCTGGCTGCGCTAGAGGATAGCTGGGTAGTTAATTTGGGGGATTATGAGATTGGTCATGTATTAAGGCGCGCAGTCCGCTAACCGGCGCAATTCAGGAGCCCATCCTATTCGCTGGGCTTTTTGCTTTCTGCGGCTAGGTGCTAGAGTCCCGCCAAACCAACGAGGGAACGACATGCGGATTTTGATAGCGGCGGTAGCGGTGGCGATGCTGGCGGGATGCATGGCGCCCACGATGAATGAGGCGCGCCAGGCCGGGCCGTATAAGGTTCTGACCTCGAAGAAGAGCGACGCCGCGTTGGCAAAGTGCGTTCAGTACGAATGGCAGAACCAGTCGATCTTCGGCGGCACTCCCGGTGCAGCTCTACAGCCGGGCCGTGATACCGGATATACCGTGTTCACGGAGGGATCGCAGTATTTCGTTGATATCCAGCCCAAGAGCTCTGGTTCCGAGGCGAATTATTACGTAGTGGTTGCTAACTGGATCGCTAATAAACGTCTGACGGCACTGCAAGGCTGTCTGTAGCGATACTTCAACCCATTCAAGGCTCGCTTCGGCGGGCCTTTTTAATGCCTGGAGAAACACAAGTGGCAGCACTCTCAATTAATTATCAGCCGATGACTACCATCATGCTTTACGGGCAGCTCCGGCAGTTTGGTCGGTCTTTTCGAATGGCCGTGAGGTCGCCAGCTGAGGCGGTGAAAGCGCTATGCGTACAAATGCCAGGCTTTGAACGCTTCCTTTCCAATGCAAAATCCAGGGGGATCGAGTTCGCGGTCTTTCGCGGCAAGGCGAATTTGGCGGAAAAGGAGCTTGGCTTCGCCGGTGAGGGGGATATCCGTATTGCGCCGGTAATCACCGGTAGCAAGCGCGGCGGGGCGCTGCAAACCATCATCGGCGCTGTCTTGATTGTTGTTGGTCTTGTCATCACAGGCGGCACTTTCGGCGCCGGTGCGCCCTTTGGCTCAGCCCTTATCATGATGGGCGGATCCATGGTGCTGGGGGGCGTAATCCAGATGCTCAGCCCGCAGGCCGGGGGACTCAAGACCAGCGCCGCGCCTGAGAACACACCCGGCTACGCCTTCGGCAGCGCAAAGAACACAACGGCCTCCGGAAACCCTGTGTCGCTGTGTGCAGGCCGCCGGCGCTGGGGTGGTGCGATCATCAGTGCCGCCATTTACGCCGAAGACCAGATGTAGCCAACAGCCGAAAAACTGAGGCCGCCCAAGAGGCGGTTTTTTTATGCCTGGAGAAAAGCATGGGCGCAGCACGCAAGATCGACGTTTATGGCGCCAAGGGCGGTTCCGAGAAGCCTAAAACCCCAACCGAGGCACCAGACAGCCTGCGTTCCGTCGCCATTGCGAAAATGCTCATTGCAGTGGGTGAGGGTGAGTTTGACGGTGCTCCGACCGCCAAGGACATCTTTCTCGACAATACGCCGCTGCAAGACCCACAGGGGAGCATGAACTTCCCGAACGTGAAGTGGGAGTGGCGCAGCGGGGCTGTGGACCAGTCCTATATCCAGGGCATCCCATCGGTCGAGAACGAAACAACCATCAGCACGGAGCTGCGCAGCGGCACGCCGTGGGTTCGAGCAATCACTAATACCCAGCTCTCGGCTGTACGTGTGCGCTTTGCCTGGCCTGCGCTCCAATCGGTGGATTCCGGCGGCAATATCAACGGTTACACGATTGGGTATAAAGTCGAACTCGCAACGGATGGGGGCACATACCAGGAGGTTTTGAACGAGGCGGTGTCCGGCAAGACCACCAGCCTGTACGAGAGAACTCGACGCATCAATCTGCCGCGCGCGACAACCGGGTGGCTTCTGCGGATCACTCGACTGACTGCAAACCAGAACAACAACAAAATCTCCGACACCATGCAGATTGCCGGCTTCACCGAGGTGATCGACGCCAAGATCCGGTACCCGAACACCGCGCTGCTTTACATCGAGTTTTCTGCTGAGCAGTTCCGCAGCATCCCGGCAGTGACGATCGAATGCGATGGCCGGAAATGGCAGGTGCCGAGCAACTACGACACCAGGTCGCGCACCTACACAGGTATCTGGGACGGAACCTTCAAGGAAGCCTGGACCGACAACCCTGTTTGGCACACTTACGGCATCACCACGAACGACCGTTTCGGCCTGGGCCGTCGCATCAAGCCGTGGATGGTGGACAAGTGGGAGTTATACCGCATCTCGCAGTACTGCGACCAACTGGTACCGGACGGGAAGGGTGGCCAGGAGCCGCGCTTCATTTGCAACCTGAACCTGCAGAGCAAGGCCGACGCCTGGTCGCTGCTGCGTGATATCTCGACGATCTACCGGGGCATGACCTACTGGGCCCAGGGCCAGGTCTTTACCCTGGCGGATATGCCGCGCGCCACCGATTTCGACTTTGCCTACACGCGGGCGAATGTCATCGATGGCAAGTTCACCTACTCGAGCGCATCGGAGCGCACCCGCTACACGCGGGCGCTGATCAGCTACGACAACCCGGGGAATAACTTCGATACCGATGTCACAGCTGTGACCGATGCCAAGTTGCAGCGACGCTACGGCGACAACCCGCTGGAGATCAGCGCTATTGGCTGCACCCGCGAATCCGAGGCCCAGCGCCGGGGCAAGTGGGCGCTGCTCACGAACTCCAAGGATCGGGCGGTTACCTTCAAGGTCGGCCTCGACGGGCGCATCCCGCTGCCGGGCTACGTGATCCCGATAGCCGACGAGCTGCTGGCCGGTCGGCCCGTGGGCGGTCGTATCTCGGCGGTGAACGGAAAGGTCATCACCCTAGACCGCGACACCCAGGCCAAGCCCGGCGACCGGCTTATCCTCAACCTACCCGACGGCAAGTGCGAGGGCCGCACCGTGCAGTTGGTCAGCGGTCGGCAGGTCACCGTCACCGTAGCTTATTCCGTGCCGCCGGAGCGTGAGCTGGTGTGGGCGCTGGATGCTGACGACCTGGCCATCCCACTTTATCGCGTGGTCAGCGTGGCGCGGCCGGAGCCTGGTGTGTTTGAAATCTCGGCAGTTCAGTACGACCCGAGCAAGTTCGATCACATCGACACCGGCGCCCGCCTGGAAGAGCGGCCAATCAGCGTTGTGCCTATCACCGTAGTACCGGCGCCGGCGAGCGTCGACATCACGTCGAACTACTCCGTGGATCAGGGCCTGGCGATCAGCACCATGAACATTTCCTGGCCTGCCGTGAATGGCGCGGTCGCCTATGACGTGGAGTGGCGCAAGGACAGCGGCAACTGGATCAAGCTGCAGCGCACGGGCGCGACAAGCGTGGACGTGGCGGGGATTTACTCAGGCGCCTACCTGGCCAGAGTTCGCTCGGTGAGCGCCTTCGAGATCTCGTCTATCTGGAAGAATTCCAACCTGACTAACCTGGAAGGGAAGGTCGGCCTGCCGCCGGCGGTATCGTTCTTGACTGCCACCAGCGAACTGTTCGGCATTGGCCTGAGAGTAGGGTTTCCAGAAGGCGCCGAGGATACACAGCGAACGGAGTTCTGGTATGGGCAAGCGAACGACTTGTCGGCGGCTACCAAGCTGACCGACCTGACCTATCCCCAGGCGGATTACCGCATGCAGGCCCTACAGGCTGGCGCGCAGTTCTTCTTCTGGGCGCGCCTGGTTGACCGGACCGGGAATATCGGGCCGTTCTATCCAGTCGGCAACGGTGTAATGGGGATGGCCAGCGCCGATGCGGATCCTGTGCTGGACCTGATCGCCGGCCAAGTCGGACGGACAGAGCTCGGCAAGGACATCACGGATGAGATCGACAAAATCCCAGGCCTGCAGGCGCAGATTGATGCACTTGATGGGCTGTCGGCCTATGACCCTGATTCGGTATACCTCGAAGGCGACCTGGTGGTGGTTGGCAAGCGAATCTACCAGGCCACACAACTGGTGCCGGTCGATACTTCGCCGCCGAACGCCGGGTACTGGGTGGACGTCGGACAGGTTCTGGTCACTGCCAACGGACTGGCGCGCCAGGTCGAGATCAACACCACCAGCATCACCGAACTGGACGGCGTGGTCACGGCCCAGGCGTCGAGCCTTCAGGCCTTGCAGTCAGCGTACCGGGACGATACCGGCGAGGGTGATCTCGCTGACGCGCTCCAGGGCTACAGCGCCTCGGCGAGTTTCGCGCAAGAAGTGAAGACGCGCGCCTCGCAGAACGCGGCCATGGTGCAACGCCAGACCGAGCTTAGCGCCGAGGTGGGTGAGGTCAGTGGCTCCGTGACTGAGCTGGAAAGCGTCGTGGTCACCGACCGAGAGGCGACGGCCCAGGCTATCCAGCAGATCGGCGTAGAAATTGGCGAAACCTCTGCAGCCGTTCAAACGGTCAGCCAGGCCCAGGCCGACACCGACGGCAAGCTATCCACCATGTGGTCCGTGAAGATGCAGCTCAATCAGAACGGGCAGTACGTGTATGCGGGCATTGGACTCGGGATTGAAAACGTTGACGGTGTTCTGCAAAGCCAGTTCCTCGTTAGCGCTGACCGGTTCGCCATCGTCAACAGCATTGCGGGGGGGGCCGTGAGCATTCCGTTCGCGGTCCAGGGCGGCCAAGTGTTCATGAACTCGGCCTTCATCCAGGACGGCAGCATCACCATGCTGAAGATTGGCCAAGCCCTGCAATCGGACAACTACGTCGCTGGTGTGCAGGGGTGGCGCCTGGATAAGGCGGGCAACCTTGAGTTCAACGGGCCTGCACCTGGTGGTGGACGTCTGACAATGACCAATCGCGCAATCAAGGTCTACGACGAAAATGGGGTTAAGCGCGTGCAGCTTGGAGATCTGACGGCATGATCGCGGGGCTGAGAATATGGGGCGCCACTGGTGCCCTTGAGTTAGACGAGAACTCTTTCACTGTCATGGTCGCTTATTCAGCTGTTATTCAAAGTGGGGGAGGTCAGGGTAGGTCGATATTTATACCGATAACCGCAGTGGAGCCTTCAACGCACTCCGCTGTCTGCGTTCCTATAACTGACTATCGAACTGATGCGCAAAGTACTACAGCCATTCAGTACATGCCAATTGTGGGGGCTGGAGGAGTAACAGTTTTCTTTGGTCAGCCTAATACAACTGGACCAATTGGAATACTTACACCTCAACGACTCTTAGTTATGAGGAATAGGTAATGCCTTACGGCCTGACTTATGTTAACAGCAGCAATGTGGTGACTCTAGACTCTGAATTCTCAAGACTAGTTGTCTTGGCAAAAGGTTCTTACAGCGGCACCGGGGGAGCCGGTGTTGGGTTCCCATTCACTATCACATCCGCTGAACCACCACTCGTCTTCGTAAGGCCCAGCCAGTCCAACACGCTCTGCTTCTGCAAGATTGCTGGTAGCCCGGGAGCGTGGACAGGATTCTCTTTCACGGGTATCGCGGGGGTCGGGACTTCGGGAAGCTGGTTTTCTGCCGCATTCCAATCAGCACCGCTCGCTAAGTATGGGCTCCGACTTTGGGATGGTGGAACTAGGTTGCTATTCGATAATGGCACGCCCTGCGCTCAGTTCACCAGAACCATATCAAGTTGGAGTTACCTAGGTTCCGAGCAGACAAGCCAAAACGTCTACAGGCTGAGCTGGACTGCTAGCACTCCTTTAAATACTGGAGATTTCATGCTGCTCAATAATATTGCGATGGACGTGGCTGGAAGTTCTACCCGGCAAGGAAACCAATATGCAGTCTGGCAATATGAAAACAATAGATTAGTTATGCAAGTAATCGGCGTGGACATTCAAACCACGCTTTATACACCCGTGGTTTTTGCAAAACCCATCTCTTAGGTGATCTATATGACCTGGTACAAAACAGGCACAGTTGCTGTGACACCTGGCAGCAATGCCGTGCTCGGAACTGAGACGTCCTTCATCGCGAACGCTCGCGTCGGTGATGCGTTCCGCGGGCCTGATGGTGAGTGGTACGAAGTAACCAACATTGCCAGTGATACGGCGATATCCATCGCACCCAACTACCAAGGCGCGGCCGAGGCCGCTGGCGGTTACTCGCTGGCGCCAATGCAGGGCTACGTCAAAGATTCGGCTGATGCCTTGCGGGCAGCCACACAGGTGATCGTCAGTGGCGTTGCTGACATGCAGGAGCAGGTTGCGGCTGCGACCGAGGCGGCACAGTCAGCAGGACAGTCGAAGGCTGCGGCCACTGAGCAGGCGGACATCGCAACCGCTGCCGCTCAGGCTTCGAGTGACAACAAGAACGCCGCGCAACTGGCCGCTCAGCAGAGCCAGAACTCGGCCCAGGCGTCTGGTGCGGCTGCCGATCGGTCCGAGACCGCGCGTGATTCCATTGTTCAGTCGGAGCAAGCGGCGGCAGCTTCAGCGGCTGCGGCTAAAGACTCCGCAGATCGCGCTGAGGAGGTCACGGAAGGCAAGGCCTCCAGTGGCGCGAATAGCGACATCACCAGCCTTAGCGGGTTGACTACTCCGCTTTCTATTGCGCAGGGTGGTAATGGCGGCAACGCCACACCGTATATGCCAGTAGCTGACGCTAACGCGCAAATGAATAACGGAATGTACTCAACGCAGAACGCATGGACAGGTTCTCCGTTTCCTGGAACTGATAGCCGCAACTACGGCTACCTGGAGCACGTAAACTGGACTGACAACGCCCAGGTACAGTTCCAGCGGTGGAGCAGCATTAACAGCACTGTAAAAGAAATGTTTCGTCGCAAATTAGGCGGTGCATGGACCCCATGGGTGGAAATCGCTTCGGTCGGCGACGTAACGGCGCTGGCTTCTAACGTCAATCAACAAGGGGCCGCGATTGCCGATATCCAGTCCAAACAGATTATCACTAAAAAATGGACTGGTTCAGCAGTAACCGTTACTGCCGGGGCACCAATGACCATTTCCCACAATCTGGGAATCCCCGCCAAGATAATTCGGGTTACCGGGACTATCCTCACTGCAGCTGGCGGCTATAGCATCGGAGATACCATTGACTTTGGTAGTTGCCCGGTAACTCTTAACGGGTCGCTTAGCTTTAATTATACTTTCTATAATTCCGCTAATAACTCGTTAGTTGCAATTCTTGGCTCTAGTGGTATTGCGCTAAACAATAAAACTACAGGGGCGGTTACTTCTCTGGCTGCCAGTCAGGTATCCATCGTATTTGAGGTTCTAGCATGAGCGAGTTAATTGAAACATTTCAGAATGACGAAATGTTCTATTACATAAGCGCTGACGGCAGGTATCTTGGTGCAGCGAATGGTGATAACCCATACGGCGGGGAAGCTATCTACCCGCCTCCTGAATACGGCGATCAGATATGGCTATTTTCCGATTCCCCGCCGTATTGGTCTGAAAGCCCTTCCCGGCTTACCTCTATTGAGGACGCATGGCGCGAAGAGCAAATGTCCCGCGTTTCAAATCAGCTGCTCATGATGGAAGACGAAGATCCGGACGCGGAGCCGGGTACTCCACGCCAATGGCGAGACTATCGTATCGAGCTGCGCAAGTGGACCGAAACCAACCCCGACTTCCCTAATAGCAGCAAGCGCCCAGTGGCGCCGAGCTGATCACCACCCGAACACCGCCACCCGCCATGAGCGGGTATTTTTTTGCCTGGAGAAAAGCATGCCGATCACTGAAACCCGTGGGGTACGCAACCGCAACCCCGGCAACATCGACTACAACCCGGCCAATCAATGGCAAGGCCAGCTCGCGCCAGACCCTTCTATTGAGAAACGCTTCGCGCGATTCGATACACCGGAGAACGGTATCCGCGCCCTGGGCAAGCTCCTGCTGACGTACCAGCGCAAGCATGGGCTTAAGACAGTGAAGGCGATCATCAACCGTTGGGCGCCTTCGGTGGAAAACGACACTGCGGCGTACGTGCGTGCTGTTGAGGCGAGTACCGGCACCCGGCCAGGCGCCGAGGTGGACTTGGGCCAGCCGGCGGTTATGGCTGGCTTCGTCAAGGCGATCATCCACCATGAGAACGCAGGCTATGCCTACCCCGACGCCGTTCTAGCTGAAGGCGTGCGGCGGGCGCTGGCATGACTTCTGGGCAGAAGCTGGCCGCCCTGGTGGTGCTGATCCTGGTGTTGATGGTCGGGGCAGCTGGCGGCGCCTGGCAGGTTCAGGACTGGCGCATGAGCAAGAAGCTCGCCGAGCAGGCAGGCCTGCACAAGGATGATTTGGCAGCGATCAGCAATGCCGCAGCCGCCCAGTCCCGCGCCGAGCAGGACAAACGCCTGGCAACAGAGCAGAAGCTCGCCGCCTCCGACCAACAACACACCAAGGAATTATCCGATGCTCAGCGCAACCAGGCTCGCTTGCGTGACCAGCTTGCTACTGCTGATGTCCGGCTGTCAGTCCTCCTTGCCGAGGATCCAGCCGGTGGCTGCGACGTGCCTTCCACCCCCGGCGCCGTTGGCGTGGTTCATGCAGCCCGTCGAGCCCAACTTGACCCAGCGCATGCTCAACGAATTATCGCGATCACCGACGACGGGGATAACGCCGTGATCGCGCTGCGGGCCTGCCAGGCGTACGTCAGGGCTGTGGCACGCTGACACCACTGAACTACCCTTAGGTCTGGCGTTCGTATTGCGATTACCGGCCAATCAAAAAGGGAGAGCATGGATAAGCGGCTTGCAGGTCTTTCATTTCTGCTTACCCTGGGTTGGGTCACCGCTGTCGTGTTCGTCATGTGGTTTTTTAGCCGATAAGTCCGGATCTATGAGCTCTGGACCTTGGTTCCTGACGTTGCCGACGGCTTTACCAACGGGGAACCACTCAAACTGTTCGGTCGGCTGGCAGAGCTCTTTCGCGATTTCCTCCGCGCGCGCCGGCGAGAGGTCAGTATCGAGCCATTCATTGGCGTGCTCAGGGGTAAGCACCAATGGCCGGCGGTCATGTATGTCGACCATGCCCTGATCGCTGGCAGCGGTGATGATGACGAAGCCGTCATCTTCGTGCAGGTCGAGGCCTGGGTGAACCTGGGCCATGGCGCCAAAAAACATGGGCTTTCTGGTTTTCAATCTGATGAAGTAGGGCTGCTTCTTTTTCGGATCGTTTGGGTCTTTGACCCATTCGTACCAGCCTTCACTTGGTACGATTGCCCGGCCAGTCGGCCAAAGCTGTTTAAAGAACTTCCCGGTAGTCACGGTCTCGACCCGAGCGTTTATCGGATCGGGCCGCTTTCCCTTCGCCCAGAATGGCGACCATCCCCAATGCACAGCATCAACGTGCAAACCATCCTCTTTGCTGTGCAGCAGTTGCACACGCGTCGACGGCGCGACATTGAACCGGTTTATTGGCTCGGCGTCGTAGCCACTGAACAGCTCGATCTGAGGACTCAGCTCCTCGATATAGATCGCCATCCCCTCGTACTGCACGAATCGACCGCACATAGCCACACCTCCGCCCGTCGAAATCCCCTACAGAGAAATTGACCGCAAGACTAGTACAAAGTTAACTGTACATTCATACAGTATTTGCACAAGGCATTGTCATGAGCTTCAACATCCTGGGTCCAATCGCCAGCGGCGGCGTCAAACTGCCTTTCTGCTCGTTCCACGTACCGGCAGGCTTTCCGTCACCTGCGGCCGATCACATTGAGCAGCATATTTCCCTGGATGAAGTACTCAACATCAGGGCTCCGCACGTCTACCTGGTGATGATCACTGGCGAAAGCATGCAAGGCGCCGGAATATTTGAGGGTGATCTGGCAGTGGTGGACCGCTCCATTGAGCCGGCCCACGGCCATATCGTGGTGGCGTTGCTCAACAATGACCCTATGTGCAAGCGACTGTGCAAGCGTGGCAAGGAAGTGATCTTGCTATCCGAAAACCCGAAGTACCCAGCACGCTACGTGCTGGAAGGTGACGAGCTGTCTATCTGGGGTGTGATCACCAGCACCGTGCGCAGCCATGTCTAATCCCCCAATATTCGCGCTGATCGACTGCAACAGCTTCTATGCCAGTTGCGAGCGAGTGTTTCGGCCCGACCTAGCCAAGACGCCTATCGTGGTGCTCAGCAACAACGACGGCTGTGTCATCGCCCGGAGCTACGACGCGAAGCCGTTCATCAAGATGGGCGAACCGTACTTCCAGATCAAGCACAAGCTCGAGCAACACGGCATTGTCCCGTTTTCCTCAAATTACGCCCTGTACGGAGACATGAGTGAGCGGGTCATGACGCTGATCGAGAGCATGGTGCCCGCCGTAGAGATCTACAGCATCGACGAAGCCTTCGCCGACCTCACTGGGATTGGTGAACTTGACGCGCTCGGCAGGCAGATCCGTGCCCAAGTACTTCGTTGCACCGGCATTCCCGTTGGTGTCGGCATTGCCAATACGAAGACCCTGGCCAAGCTTGCGAACCATACGGCGAAACGCTTGCAGGCTCAGACCGGGGGAGTGGTAAACATCACCGACCCGGTGAAGCGTGATTGGGTTTTGCGCAACACCGATGTATCTGAGGTGTGGGGCGTGGGCCGCAAAATGAAGCTTCACCTCGACGCCCTGGGCATTAAGTCCGCAATGGACCTGGCCAAAGCCGATCCTTGGACACTCCGGAAAAAATTCAGCGTGGTGATCGAAAAGACGGCGCGGGAGCTGGCCGGCACTTCGTGTCTGGAACTTGATGAGCCCGATCCGCCGAAGCAGGAAATTTGCTGCAGCCGAATGTTTGGCATGCGCTTGACCGAGCTTGCACCTATCAAAGAGGCGGTGGCCACCTACATGATGCGAGCCTCTGAAAAGCTCCGCGCCCAGAACTCGCTCTGCAAGAAGGTCCGCGTCTGCATACGCACCGGCATGTTCAACCCGGACGAGGCGAAGTATGCGAACGGGGTGGTGGTGGATATGCCGTATCCAACCGATGACGTTCGGCTACTCACCAAAGCTGCCGTTGATGCGCTCGACCGCATATTCCGGCCAGGATTCAAGTACAGCAAAGCCGAGGTGATGCTGCTGAACCTCTGCCAGCCTGGCGAGTACACCGATGATCTGTTCGCGGTCTCGCAGCCTGCAGAAGCCACGCGAGTAATGTCGGTGCTGGATCAGATCAACGATCGTTGGGGAAGGGGAACGCTGCGGTCTGCCAGCGTGCCTACCAATCCTGATTGGGGTATGCGGCGCGAGATGATGAGCCAGAGCTACACCACAAAGCTTGACCAGCTGTGGACGATTGCCTGCAAGTAGCAATCACTCAGGCGACATCAGAACGCCCAGTGTCAGTTTGATGAACTCTTCGTTTTCGTCGATGGTGTGCAGGGCGCCCCGGATGTTCTCGGCGACTTCAGCGGAGCCGCGCTGCTCCACCCAATTTGTTAACTCCATGATGGATGCCTCAAGGGCTAGTTGATTCTCATAAAGCTTGGAGAGCAGCGAAGGTAGAAGGTCTGAATTTGGCAT